GAGTAGCTCATAACGGCGAAGCTTTCGATCGACAGTTCTTTAAACAGTGGGGACTCAAATCAACTGGAAACGACTACAGTCTAGATTTAATTTGGATTGACACACAGTTAGATGTTGAGTATCCTGAAGACTTAACTACGCGTAAACTGACTTATTTAGCTGCTGAGCATGGATTCTTAAATCCATTTGCTCACCGAGCCGTATTTGATGTTCTAACAATGCTGAGAATTCTCGATAGGTATCCTATAGAGAAAGTGATCTTCTCAGCTGGGCAGCCTAACATTCTTGTTCAAGCTCTAGTTAGCTATGATGCTCGGCAAAAAGCTAAAGATCAAAGTTTTCGATGGGACGCTGATAACAAAAGATGGATTCGAACTTTCAAGAAGCACAAGTATGAAGAGGCTATGCTAAGTGACAAATTCGATTTTAAGACAAGGATACTTTCATGAAAATAATTAAGCCTTATGCCAGGATTATAAATCCTGAAGTTTTAAGTAGTGCTCTCAAAACGATAGAGTATGCGGCGCGGATCAGTCACCGTTCAGAAGAACTCATGACGGAAGCATCAAGCGTAAGGTTTATTGATGCTGTGGTCATGAAACATGGAGATTGGAGCGTCGTTGAGCATGTCAGTGCTTCAGTGGAAATGGTCGTAGACCGTGGAATTACTCATGAAATTGTCAGGCACCGAATCGCGAGCTACACTCAAGAGTCTACTCGTTTTGTTAATTACGCGAAGAAAATGCCTCCTAGCTTTATTTATCCTAGACCTGATGAAAATTGCGGGTTATGTCTTAGTGGAAATGAAGCTCACCCTGAAATCATAAATGGAATCACTTACTGGTTTCATGATAAAGAGGATTGCCACTTATTAGATGATTGGATGACAGCTATTCATCAATCAGAAGAAGCATACAAAGAACTTATAGAAAATTGGGGTTGGCGTCCTCAAGAAGCCCGGAGCGTGTTTCCAAATGCTTTAGCTTCTAAAATCATTATCACAGCCAATCTTCGCTCATGGAGACAGTTCTTATTAATGAGAACGACGAAACATCCTCAGATGAGACAAGTAACGATTCCTCTGCTCCAAGAATTCAAAAATCTCGTTCCATTGATTTTTGATGACATAATTCCAGAATCTAGACAAGTTGATAATATCGCGAAGGGAAGATAACAATGTCTATTAAGAAAAATGACTCTGTAAATCATCCAAAACACTATACCTCTCACCCGTCTGGTATCGAGTGTATAGAAGTTACTCGACACATGAGATTCAATCCAGGCAACGCGATGAAGTATATCTGGCGAGCTGAAGATAAAGGTGATACTATTGAGAACTATGAAAAAGCAATCTGGTATCTGAAAGATGAGATTGAGCGCTTGAAAAAGGAGAGAAAGTGATCACCGATCCTTTCCATATACCTTATGGCTCTCTTAACATGAATTTGGAGTTAATGGTTGAGCTTGAAAAGAATGAGAAACTTCTCAAGTTAGTGGAAGAAGTCAGAGAAATTAAATCTCGTGGATTAGTGGCTGCTATTTCTAAAAAGTATTTAGATGAAATAACACTTGAAGGCATTTGTAACGCTGATGAGCGATATGATGGACATGAAGCTGCTAAAGTTTTAGCTATTTTGACTCACACTCAAATAGAGTGGGATTTCGATGATCCAACCTATAGATTTAGTGAGAGTCTATATGGTGATAAACCATTCTTACCTGGAAACATTGTTAAAGTAGCAGATAAAAGCTGTAGATGGGGAAAATGGGCCTTAAAAGGTCAATCTATTGAGGAAAAGCCTGAGCTACACTATCAAATGGGAAAACGAGTCTTAAAAGGTCAATCTGTTGAGGAAAAATCTAAGTTACAAATGAGCTTATTTTGAAGGGTGAAAGTATGAAATATAAGATCGTAGGTCCTCCTGGAACAGGAAAAACAACTAAACTTCTTGAGTTCTTGGAAAAAGAACTAGATAATGGTACAGCTCCGGAGCGAATCGGGTTCTTGACTTTCACCAGAGCTGCTCGTTTAGAGGCTCTGACTAGAGTTAGGTTGAGTGAAAAAGAACTCATCAATCTTCGAACTATTCACTCAATATGCTATCGAGAGTTAAATTTGAGAAAAGGAGCCATGATAACAGCTCATGATTTAGGTTGTTTTGGAGATACCACAGGCCAGAGAATCTCAGGCAATCTCCATAATCCATGGTTCGAGGAAGGTTCAAGTAGTCTTTGGGCTGAAACTGATGCGGACAGACTTCTTCAATTAAGTAACTATGGACGTCATCGAGGTATTCTTCTTAAAGAAGCGTTGACTGAAGCTAATATCAATTTAGACTATAAATTTGCAGTTTGGTTGATCAAAGCTTACAAATCTTGGAAGATTTATGATGACAAGTTAGATTACACAGACCTATTAATAGCTTATTTGGAAAGAGGTAAGCCTTTAGAGGTTGATGTCATGTTTGTTGATGAAGCTCAAGATCTATCTCCTCTCCAGTGGGAAGTAGTAGGAAAACTCGGCTCTAAGGCTCAGAGATGGTACATGGCTGGAGATGATGACCAATCAATTTTTGGCTGGGCGGGAGCCAATGGATTAGCTTTTCAAGAGCTTCAAACCGATCAAACTATAATTTTAGACCAATCTCATCGAGTTTCAAAAGCTGTTTATTCTGTGGCCATGGGAATAGCTGGTCGAATAACACAAAGAATACCTAAAAAGTACAACCCTACCAATTCTCCTGGAGAGTATTTAGCTTCAGCTTATCTTCGAGCATTAGATTTGAATGAGAAAACTTTTCTATTAATTAGAAATCATTATAGAGAAGTCGATCTCACAAAGATACTAATGGATGAAGGAGTTCCCTTTATCGGATTAAGGAGCCCATTAGCTAGTCCAGAGCTTAGAGGTACCCTTCAAAGTTGGTATAAAGTCGTTAAAGAAGGAGAGATAAGCTCTGGATCAGCTTCAGTTCTAGTGAAAAACATTGCTGAAGATTATCTAAATCCAGTCTCTAAGAAAAAGATTAAAGAGAACCAGCCTCTTATCAACATTAATGATATATTCTTAAGAACTCCTAATCTGTCAGACTGGACATTCACAATAGCTGAAAAACCTACTTGGTGCTCATCAAAAGCAGAATGGGTTGAACAAATAGCCTGGCTACAAAGGTGTATTCAATCAGTGGGATTCTGGAAGACAGTTAAACCTAATATCGAGATGATGTCTATTCATCAGTCTAAAGGAAAAGAAGCTCATACTGTGATTTTAGACACTGAAGTTAGCAAGTCTACCTGGGACTCAATGCTTAATAATCCAGATGAGGAGCACAGAGTATGGTACGTGGGAGCCACTAGAGCCAAGGAAAGACTCTTCACTTTATTTCCATCTGGCATTTATTCTTACCAGATTTAAACTAATGCAAATGGTTTTTGAAAAAAGTTGTGTACAACTGGGTAATGGTTTGATTATAATAAATTTAGGATGAGGATAGGAAAAGATACTCATGGAAATTCGTGAGTTTACTCAATACAACGAGAGACTACCATTCACCGGATTCGGTGTATGGATATCACTTGGCAGCATAGACCGTAAAGTCCACCTTCTTCACCCCATTCATCTCGTGGAATACTTCGCAACGGAGTATGAAATGGCTAAATGGGGAGGTTCAATTCTTTGGCCTTTCAATAACTCTGGAAGCCATATTAATTTTGAAGCTTTTGTCGAAAGATTCGAAAAAAGAATCAAAATCTTTCTTGAGAGTGGACGATCTTTTCCTATAGATTCAGTTGCTAGAGCATTGGCTGATTTAAAGGAAATTTCCTTAGACGAAGCATTCAAGTTTATAGGAGATAACTCCTTAAACAAGAATGGAGAATCTTTTTCTAATTATGTCTCCAACAAAACAGTTGATCGATACAATATTAGAAAAGGAGCAAATACATTCAAGTTGGAAGGAAGAGCCCTGACGATCATTGAAGCTTTAAAAGAAAATGGGCCAATGTCAATTCAGCAACTTAATACTTATCTAGAAGGAAGAATGAAGACGATTAATCCAATTAATCGAGCAGTCACGTACTATGTAAACAAGTTTGCTCGAATGGGCATTCTTGATAAGATCTAAAAATCAAACCAAGGAGAATTACAATGAGTGAGACAGCCGTAGCAGAACAGCCGAAAAAGAGCAAGAAGGGTAACAAGGACAACACAACCGTCGAGACCGCTAAGGTTCCTCGTGAGGGCGCCAAGGCTGTAGGAAAGGCTTCGACTTTCCGGATTCTCGATGGAGTCGATGCGGCCAAGTTCCGTGGTCAGCGGCAGCATGTCGTGAATGCGCTTAAGAAGTTGGGAGAAGGTAACCCGAATGCTTCATTCACGATTGCTCAGATCGCCGAGAACTGCAATGACTTGGTCACGAAGACTCCGATTGATGCTTCCATCAAGTATCATCTGGGCTTCCTGGTGAAGGATAAGGAAGTTCAGGAGATCGGAGCAGAACCCGCGGCACCTGAAGCTGAGAAGGCCGCAGCTTAACCTCATAAATCGACTTCGTGTAGGGTACCGTTTTCTAGGTGCCCTACATTAGGTTTTCTTTTAAGTTTAGGAATGTGAAAGGTTAAGTCCGATGGGTAGAGTAGTAATTTTAGAAGGACCAGATGGTGGAGGTAAAACTACTCTAGCCAAGAAATTAGTCGAAAGAGGTTTTGATTATAAGCATGAAGGACCTCCAACTAAGAAAAATGTAATAGACTATTACAAGATTAAAATCAATGATGCCTTAAACACGAAGGGCGATACTGTTTTCGACCGCCTGTGGTTAGGTGAAAGAGTGTATGGGCCCATTTGTCGAGATGAAGACAAAGTTGGAGTAATGGGACATAGACTGTTCGATAGGCTTTTAGCCTCTAAGCCTATCTTGATGTATTACTGTTGCCCGAGTCTAGAGACAGCTCGTAAAAACTATCAGATAAAGCTGAATGAACCTTCAGACTATTTGAAGTCCACTGTTAAATGGAATATAGTTTACGAGAGATATCTTGAAGTTATTGGTTTTGATTCTTTCATCAGACACTACAATTATGAAGAGGATGGAGATCAGTTAGATCAACTACTAAAGCCTTTTGACTGTATGCGTAATCTACCAAAAGGCACTATTGGAAGTACGACAGCTAAGTATTTATTCGTCGCTGATAAACCCAATAGTATGTTTGCTGATTTTCCTTTCTTCGAAACTAACAACTCTAGTGGATATTTCAATGAAGCCCTTGAGTGGGCTGGGGTGAAGGAATCAGATTTAGCTATTTCAAATGCCTACGACCATACTGGGAAACCTCATAGTTTACGTGAAATGGCTCAAAGTCTTCCAAAGCTTGAGAAACTGATAATTATGTCAAGTTCAGCTCGAAGCTGGTACTTTAAAGAGACTAAAGACTCAATAAATTCTTTAAAGGTTAATTTTACTGATCACCCTTCTTATCTTAAAAGATTCAAAGGCCATAATCCTAGTATTATGGGAAGACTAATCAAGGAGATTATAAATGGCTAGACTCATTCATAGCTTGACTTTTGGAAAAGCTTGGGACAGCCTCTTAGGCTCTTTGATTAATTCTGAGAAAAAAGTGTCCCCTAGGGGTTTTCCTACTAAAGAAATACTAAATGTAACAATTGAAGTAGAGCTTGGGCTAGCTAATATCTTAGTCTCTGATATCAGAAAACTGAACTATAAATTCATGGTAGCTGAATGGCTTTGGATCATGGCTGGACTAGAAGATGTACACATTCTTTCCAAGTACAATTCAGTAATGAAAAAGTTCAGTGATGATGGTGAGATTCTTTCAGGAGCCTATGGTCCAAGATTAATGCCTCAGCTACCATATATTCTGAATAAGCTGCAAGCTTCAGATACGAGACAAGCGATTGCTACTATTTGGACTCCTTCACCTACTGATTCTAAAGACATTCCTTGTACTATTTCCTTGCAGTGGCTAATTAGGGAGGCTCACCTTCACTGCACCATAAATATGAGAAGTTCAGATATTTGGTTAGGACTTCCTTATGACTTTTTCAATTTCTCTCAAATCACTAATTACATCGCCTATTGGCTAAAATTACCAGTAGGCTCAATCACTATGAATTTAGCTTCTTCTCACTTATACGAGTCTAATTTTGAGGTTGCTGAAAAAGCGTGGGGTGGTGTTGTCAAAACGGCGCAGTCCCCTATGCTAGAGGGGTGGATGACTCTTGAAGAACTAAATCATATACTTGAACATCCTGAGTCATCTACAGGTCCATATGCTAGAGTCTTAACAGGAAGCAGCCAGCAGGCATTGGAGGTGCTAATTGAGCTCGGAAATAAATCTTTCATCTCGCCCATCTAAACATGATTATTTTCTTAAAATGTTGGAACTAGTAGCTTCTAGAAGCACGTGTATTCGTCGAGCTGTTGGAGCAATTATAACAGACAAGGACGGACATGTCTTATCTACCGGATACAATGGAGTTCCAAAGGATTTCGATCACTGTACCGATTTACCTTGCTTAGGAGCTAAAGATAAGCCCGGTGATACTTCTAACTGTATGGCTGTACATGCTGAACAAAATGCATTGCTACAGTGCTCCAATCTTTTATCTGCTCATACGATTTACTGTACTATGTCTCCCTGCTTCGTGTGTGCTAAGTTAATAGCTAACACCAATATTGAACAAATAATCTGTGTAGACAGTTACTCAGACATTAGAGGACTTAAAGTTTTAATGGATCGTGGATGTATCATAAACGTAAATGGCAAAGATTTTCGAGAAACTTGGAACGATATCGTGAGAGAGGCTAATGAAAAGACTCTCATCGAGTAGTGAACTGATCGGTAGCTTATTTAGTGGAACAGCAGAGCCTACTGGATGGTTAGCTCCAACTGAGTTTCCTGATTTCTCTAACTATCCAAAGGAGGCTCATTTTGGATTCGACTCCGAAACAACTTCAAAAGATCCGAATAGTGCTAGGCCCGTCGGAATCTCCATCTGTACACCCGACTTTAAAACGTATTACTTTCCTTTCGGCCATCGAGGTGGAGGGAATCTTGACGAAAAGTCTGTACTTAGATGGGCCCAAACAAATTTGGCTGGAAGACATCTCTCAATCCTCAACGCAAAGTATGACGTACGTGTTTGTTCTAGGTGGGGTCTTGACTTCGAGGAAAAGGATATTCAAGTTCATGATCCGGCTTTTAAGGCGGCTCTATTGGATGAAAATAGAAGACGCTTTAATCTTCGTGACTTATCGCTCGAGATTATCGGTGACGGGAAACTCGACCTTGAAGAACCGAAATCAAATATCGCCGATCTCCCAGCATCAGAGGTGGGGCATTATGCGGAGCGTGACGCTCTGTTACACCTTAGACTCGATGTTGCTCAACAAGTGGAAATTAACAATCAAGGACTTGAAAAAGTATGCGAACTGGAGGACGGATTAATCTTCTCTACTGTAGGTATGGAGTCTACAGCAGCCTTAATAGATAGACCAAAGTTAGAGCAATGGATCAGAGAAGTTGATTTAACTCACCAAGCAGCGATCTTAGAACTTCATCGAATTACTGGATTAAAGATAAATCCTAACTCCACTAAAGACTTAACCAAATTATTCAATGTTCTAAGCATCGCTTTACCTAAGAGAGAAGAAGAATTAGGCGGTGGAGAAACTTTTGAAGAAGAGTATCTTTCTAAAGTTAATCATCCTTGCGTTAAACTAGTCATAGCTGCCCGAAAGTTACATTCACTAAATTCAAAATACTTCAAAAAATATCTTAAGAATCTTGATCATAATAACATTCTGAGATATTCTCTTCATCAATTAAGAGGTGATGAATTTGGTACTGTTACAGGGAGATACGCCTCTGCTGCCCCCTCTTCTGGTGGCTGCAATATAACTCAGGTTATGAAAGTTGAATCACAACTTGAAGAAGAAGATATTGCTAAATGGATAGTTCGAGAGCTTTTTATTCCAGAGCCTGGAAAATTCTATGTCTCAGCAGACGCTAGTCAAATAGAGTTTAGATGGTTCGCTCACTACTCAAAATCTCAGAAACTCATTAAAGATTATTGCACTGATCCTCTAATGGATTTTCATCAATTAGTGGCTAACATGCTAGGTCAGAAGAGAAAGGACGCGAAGCACAATAATTTCGGGAAATTGTATACGATGGGGGTAGTGAAGTTAGCTAGAAAACTAGGAATGTCTTGCAACTGCGGCTGCGCTATTGATCGACAGTGGAATAAAGCAGAACATCGGTCAGAGTGTAAAATGCAGCAAGCTTTCAAAATATCTAAAGAGTATGATGAGAAGTTTCCTGAAGCTCAAAAGCTTTCAAAAGAAGCCATGAGTGTGGCTAAAAACCGCGGCTATGTCCGAACAATCATGGGGCGCCGAAGACGGTACCCCACCGGCGAGAGACTTCATTCAGCTTTAAATGCCATTATCCAAGGAACTGCGGCTGATACTTTAAAAGTAAAAATTTTTGAAACTTGGAGAAATAGAAAGTTTCTTGGAATAACACCTAGAGCCTGCGTGCACGATGAAATCGATGGAGATATCGAAGATCCGTCCAAGGCTAAGGAGTTTAAGGAGCTGCTCGAGGCACCGGATGAAAGAATTCCGTGCCGCGTTCCACTGATTTGGCAAGTAGAAACTGGAAAAAATTGGAGAGAGTGTACTGAATAAAGAAAGGAATTAATGAGACTAACTGAATTTAAGAAAATGATTCACGGCGAACTGCCTAAAATAGTTTGCCTTTGTGGTTCAACTAAGTTCTATAAGCAGTTCATGCAGGCTAATTTTGAAGAGACAATGAAAGGTAATATAGTTCTTTCAGTTGGTTTTTTCATGCACAGTGCTCATGAATTAGATTGGACTAAGCGAGAGCACGGAGAAACCATCGGAATCACTGCTGAAGAAAAGATAGCTCTAGATGAGCTACATAAGAGAAAAATCGACTTATGTGATGAGGTTCTAGTTTTAAACGTGGGTGGCTACATCGGTGAGTCGACATTCAGTGAAATAGCTTATGCAAAGCATCACTATAAAGTAGTGAGGTATTTAGAATGCGAATCTTAGTGACAGGTTATACGACGAGAATGTTTAATTCAGACAGAATTCAAAGAGATTATGTTACGTTCTCTTATGTTCTTGTTGAGATGTTAAAAGAAATGGGGCACGTAGTCGATCACCGAAGAATTAATATCGGAGAAGAAATCGGTTATTGTTATGACTACGCTTTTTGTGGAGTGGCTCCTTTAAGCTCTATTACCTCAGGCAGAGTTCCTGAAACTCATTATGTCATGGATCAAATGCCTGGTCGTCATGCTGTATATGCTGATGATTGGAGTTTTTGTGGATTTGGAAATTCTGTTAGATATTCTTTAGAGAAGTGGGAAGGCTACTTAAAGTATAAGAATTTTCCATACGACCCAAAGGCTTTAGAAGTTACCAAAAAATCTTTACAGCGTATGATGAATCTTCCTGATGCTCCAGTTTTAGCCCCGATGTTCCCATGGGGAAAGCATAGTATGTTGATGGAAAATAACTATGAGGCTACTCTATGGACGATAGACCCGAGCCCATGGGTAAAGTTTCCTGACATTCAAGTTCCAGAAGTGTCTAACAAGAAAATTCAATGGGTGATGGCTGCTTTGTCTGATCACACACCTTGGATAAGAAAGCAAAAATTTAGTCTCCCCATTACTTATGTTGGAAATGCTCGAATGCATTCTGGTGTAGTTCTCAAGGAAGACGCTGTGGTTCAGCTCTTTGCTGATAGCTATGGAGCACTGTCAGTAGGGTATCCTTCTGCAGGCTCCGGGTGGTGGAGAACACGTTATCTTAATGCCGCTTGGGGTGAGACTTTAATCTACTGCGATTCTAAAGATCAAATTACTATGGGAGCTTCATACCAAGGAACTGCAGAGTATTTTGAGAATCTCTCAAGTCAATCTGAATATGCTAGCGCTGTTCAAAGTCAAATTTCTTGGTTGAACAATAGCATCGGCACTAAAGAAACCGCAATAAATAAACTGAAGAGGTTAATCAAAGAATGACTTTAGAATCTGATCCTCCACACAAAGCACCTAAACCAAATTTAGATGTGGTCAGAACTCAACTATTAAAGATAACAGCTTATTTAAAAGAAAAAGTCTGGAATAAGGAAAAGAAGGATGAATGAAGCAGCTTATGTCTCTACGATTTCTTCAAAGATTGAAGAAGAATTAGGTGGTAAAATCTTTAAGTTAGCTGATCGAGCTACATTAGGTTTACCAGACTCATTTCATATCTTCAAAGGGCTCACTACTTTCTTAGAGTTTAAGATCAGTACTTTTTATGCCACTAAGCCAACACATCAACAGGTGTATCCTTGGAGAACAATAAAAAAAGATCTTAGGCAATTTGAAGTCTGTAGGCAGATGTCAAAACATACTCTAGTCTTATACATGATCTATTACTTCGAGATCAAGTATACTGCTGTTTTGAGTATTAATGAGATTCTAGCTCTTAAACCTGCTGATGAATATGCTCCAATTCCTTGGACTGCCGAAAAAAGTTCTGTTCGTTTTGGACACGGTATTCCTCAACTAAAAGAAAAATTAGAGTCTTATAGAAAGGGACTTTATGTCAGAGAATCAGCAGGGCCAGACTATATCCCCGGAGAAAGCCGTTCTCGAGTTTCATAAGAAGTATGGTCACTTTATCAGGGAAAGAGCTGGTATTCCAAATCAAGCCATCAAAGACCTTAGATTGAGATTAATCCTAGAAGAATGTAATGAGATGGTAACCGCCCTCATTAGAGATGATGTCACTGAAATTGCAGATGGAGGAGCTGATTTAGTGTATGTTGTCGTAGGAACTTTAATATCATATGGAATTCCATTTGACAGAATCTTCCAAGAAGTTCATCGATCCAACATGACTAAGACCAATTCTAAAGCAGTTGAAGGTGAGAAGTATGGTACGAAGACTCCTAAAGGAACGGACTACATTCCTCCGGATATTAAAGGAATTCTAAACTTACCTATAGAGTCGACAGCACTGGAAGAACTCTATAACATTACATAAACAACAAAAGCCCGTAGCCTACCAGGTTCGATAGGCTACGGGTGTCGTTTGAGTGAGTATTTAAGTGAATCAGGTCAATCCAAGGAGTGTGTGCGTAATGTTTAATGAGTTATTATATAGCCACCGGGTCGCACAAGATTAAAACTTATGCTTGAGCCGAGGTAAGTGGAGCATTTACTGTGAAAAGGCCTGCATTGAATCCAGCTTGAGCAGTCATGTAACCTTCTAAACCAGCCTGAGCAGCCACCAAGTACTCATTGACCTTCGTGAGTACAGCTGGATCAACACCAGTCTGATTTTTCAAAATACTCAGTCCGCCGATCAAAGCCCCATATCCTGCTTGAATGTCAGTGGCTATAGGCGCCTTTCCTCGTATAGCTGACAATAGAGGGTTTACTGAAGCCTCAACTCCAGAAGCAATTGCTGCTGAATTAGCGGGAATTACACCACTAGCTCCAAGAACATTTAAAGCTATGTTTCCACCAAGTTCAGCTAGAGAGGCGATCTCTGACCAGTTAATCTGCATTATTTGCCTCCTAATAGATTCTGAACGTTAGTCTGAGCTGAGGTTACATTCGCTATGGCAGTCTGAGCAGAAGCCTGCGTACCGGTTCCATTATGATAAGCTAAGTAAACAGGATTCGCGACAGTTAGAGAACTTTGAAGAGCATTCAAAGCGGTAACTTCAATAGCAGTAGGAGAAAATAAACCTGCTTTCTGATTAGTTTGAAGCTTATTATAGAAAGCATTCGCAGAAGCTAAAGTCTCTCCAAGTTGCTGATCAATTGAGTTTTGATAACCAGGAGCCAGGGGCACGGGCGGTGCTGTAACCGTCTTACAACCACTGGCAAATACTAAAATTAAGAGAAGTAGGCCTTTAGTGAACTTCATTTGTAGGGGTCTCCTTAATTACTTCAGGTTGAGGGCTTAAAGGCGGTTTAGTGGATTGGTCTTTAACTTCAGATTTAAACTTATTTTGAAGCATATTAGAGCCTACGCCAATAATGGTACCAGCAACTGTAGAGTCTAGATTAAATTTCTTAGACACGCAGAGCATAGCGCAGCCAATTAGTAAGACCAATATAGCTGTAGGTTGTTCTTCTAACCTATTTAATCCTTCTATAAAGGAGTTAAAATCTGCTTTAGTTCTTAAGACTATCAAAAGAGCGATTACTGACCAAATGTAACCCAGAAGAACGAAAGGGTGAATAGTCACCCCTCCTCCTATAGTTTGTAAGCTATTCACACGTCCTCCGAGCTGAGGTACTTACCACGTAAAATTGAAAATCGGTCCAATAGAGTTTCAAGGGAATGACCACCGGCCTGAGCAAAATTATTACCTGGGAAGCTAGCCCAAATATTAGAGCAAGATTCTACAGCTCCTTGAAAGTCCCCAGAATCAACTTTAATCAATCCACCTTTTTCTTCAATTTGCTTTAAAGTTACAGCATCTTGAGAAGATGGTGAAAAATCAGGTAGATTAAGAGAGATTCTATAGATCGCCCAGTATCTGTAAAGCAATTGATATCTACCAGAAGCCGTAGAGAACAAGTTCGGAGCTTTAACTAATTTAGCTCGTCTATGGGCAAAAGGATGATCTGAAAAATTACTAAAGATTTCAGCGCCCTCAGGACCATTGATTATGACATCATAACCATCACATTTAGTGATTGATGATCGGCTTGTTCCTTCACTCCACGCTATAAGGTCTAAGAATGATTTCCTATTTAATGCGCTGCCAATTAGCATAAATCCACTTTATCGCTCCCGTACTAAAGATAGTTCCGCCTAACCACTTAGCCCACTTAAATAGTTTAGACCATTTTTTGTTAGATTCATTCTGAGATATTTGTTTACCTTCATTTTTACCTAAAATTCTATTTACTTTACCAATTAGGTCAATGGCTAGAGATTCAAATCTAGCTGTGCTACTATGAAGGTCTCCAATTCTACCTAGCATGGCTTCACTGGCTACAGCGGCTTTACCAGCATCTAGTCGAGCCTCACTACAAGTAGAATCTATTCTTTGAAGTCGAATCCGATCTTCAGAATGCTCTCTTTCAATTTTAGCGATTCTAGTATCAACTATACCTAAAATTGTCATAGTGATCGTAGCTTCCATAGATTTACATTCTTTCTCAATTTGAGTTTTAAGAGCAGGAAGCAAATCATTCTCAACAAGCCTCTTTATGTGTTCAATATCTCTTTGATCCATGCTTCCTACTTTTGGCTCTACTTACTATTTTCTTATTACTTAATTATTATGCTGACACTTATATCACCAGTTAGCACTGAACCTCCATCAGGTGATGGAGTACCTGCCGGTTCCACCGCCCCGATACTGGGCGGGTTAGGCCGCGTCACACCGTAGTAGTCCGCCGTCCATCCCCCCGTCGCCAATCCTGCCGCAATCGCAGGCGACGCTCCCAGGCAAGATTCCGCTTCAACCACGCACGGATACGACCCTCCGCTCACAAGGGCGTCCAAGGCGGATTCCGGGGGCCAGGAACCTTGCACAGGCTCTCCGGTAAGGAATGGGTCGGTAGTGATAATGGTGGGGCCCGGTGTAGACCCGTTGCGAATCCCATACTCGACGTTATGACCAGAGACGACATGAATACTGGAATCTGTGTGGTAAAACAGGCCAGGAGCTTCGCTGACGGGCGCGGTGTACCCAAGCATAACCATGTTTTGAAACATCAGCGATGCCGTGTCGCAGTTGTTGGCAACAATGCAACTTAGGTCGAAGATCGTTGCTCCGGTGACGAACATCGTGATGCTGTTGAACAGCGTTGTCGAACCGGAGTTGGTCGAGTAGGGGAACTGGTCTCCCGCCGCGCGGCAGAAGTTCGACAGATAGCTCCCTCCCAGGCCCGTGCCAACATTGAAGCTCTGCGCCGCGCCGGGAAGCAACGCGGACATACGCGAACAGTTGCCGCCGATGAGAAGATTCTGGAAGAGATTGTTCGAACCTGCGTCGGTGCTGAACTTTACCTGCGCCCCCATGTTTCCGTAAGAAAGCAGATTGGTAACGGTCAAATTGTGGACCAGTGCTTCGGGGCCTAGACCGCAGTCTTTGGAGTTGTATTCACACAATCCATGGTCCCAACTGAATGCCGCCCACTGCGTTACGAAAGTGTGGCCCTGCCCGCTCCATGTGTCTCCGAACCCATTCGATGCCGAGTCGTAGCACGCACGCGCGGGCCACTGCGAGTGCGTGATGGGATATTCCTCGTAGCACCCCTGCCCCACAAAGTCGACGTAACTGGCCGTCATCGTCGCTCCCGTACCGTTGGGACCGGAGTTGCCGTCGTCGAAATTCCAACCCGCCTGCGCGTTGAATGCGAAGAGCACGCGCGTTGCGACTGTTCCCACGCCTATTGGCCCTATGATCCCAGAGCCGGAGCATCCGTCGATGTAGACATCCTGCAACGTTAGATTAGTCGTGGTTGCGGAAGTCGTGAGGCAATTGTCCGCATAGTCGTCGAGCGGTTGATTGTTGGCGCATCCGACAGGATAGGAGGGAGACCCGTTGCGAGTGCAGTTGCCGCTCCATGCCGAACCGTTCCAATGCTGGTTATGCGTAGTGAGTTCGATCCCCTTGATTGTGCAGCCATGGCAGCCTGAAAGCACCAATCCGGATTGCAAACTGAATCCCATGAATATCTGGGTCAGATTCGACGTGTAGGGCCACACTTTTGCAGGATTACAGGAATAGACCCCTGCCGCGCACGCACCCAGAATGGTCGTGTTGTCTGGGATTTGCGGGTTGGAGCATCCATAGGAACCAACCGCGTAACAAGGGGCCGGGTCGCCGAATGCGCTGCTGGTGGGGTTGATCCATCCCATGCGGCAAGGCCCCGTCACGGCATTGGTGCCTAACGGCGCACAGCCGAATATCTCCACAGTGTCCCCCGGAGCGCTGACCCACCCCAGCGAGGGTGCACCCAGTCCGGAGAAATCGTCCCACATGAACTGCAACTGGGAAAATGCGCAGGGCTGATTGGTGCCGGAACCGGGATCGGGGGCGTTGGCTTGTCCATTACAATGTCCTGCGGGGACATTGGCCGAATAGCGCGTCCCGCCATCTGCGCGGACAAACCAGGTCGAAGCGCACGCGGGCAGCGCACACAGCAGCAGCGCGAGGGGGAGGAGGCATCTTATTTGCATGATACCACCACCTTTGAAATTATAGCGTTGAATGAGCTGGTTATTGCAGCAGATAGCGTGCTGGCTGGAGAGCCTGGAGTATAAGTGACAGGAAAATTAGGCACCGTGACACTACATGTTAATGTCTGAGTCGCAGGCACCGGAGGCACCACCACAACCACCAGCAGCGCAGGCACCGTCACCGGCTTGCCATTCACCGTCACCACCTGCACGGAGGCCGTCTCCAGCACGTCCAGCTCCTTCACCGTGCCCGCGATGGGGTCAGGGCCGAAGCCTGTCGGTTGGGTAGCGTTGCTTACGAAAATCGACCACGGTGGAGCGCCGGGAGCAATCGCGATGTCCACTTGGTTCCAGCAGCCTCCCGACTTCGCGCACGGCGTTCCGCTCACCACTGCCGCCCCTTGCGCCGCGCCGTAGCGCACCGTCGCACCCACGGAGAACGTCACCGTGTCGCCTTCGTTGGCTACCTTGACCCAGGTCTGCGCGGGAGTCGCATCCTGCAGCATCACGCCAACTGTTGAGCTGATATTGGCCGCTTCAGTTAGTGAGGCCATTTCGCGTACCCCATCTGGAGTCTTCCAGAATGGATCGCTCAAGGGGGGAAATGGGAAGCTCTGCGCGTGCAGGGGGATGGCGAAGAGGAGCGGGAGGAGGAATCGAAGTTTCATAAATACCCTTTCCTTACGGAGTGCAGGTGTAATCAATATCCACACTGAGGCCCAACGCTGACGTGAGTGATGTGATATTCATTCCGGTGGCTGTTGCGATTGAGTGATATCCAATGCTCGCTCCGGTTGCGTTGTTGAGTACGCTGGCCGAGCAGACGTAGGCCGTAGTGGTAGTTGGCCACACGAGCGCGAGCAGGGTGCCAGTTGTAAACGTCCCACCAGCGACGGTGTAGTTTCCACGCAAGTTGGTGCAGGTGGCAGATGCACATGTTACTGTGCCTGTGCCTGATCCGCCTGTCGCAGAACTAATAGCGTCGCCAGCGGCTATATTTGCTACTGGGATAGTCGCACTGTAAGTCACCGCGCCAGTGTTGTTGGCGTAGGCATATCCTGTATGGCCATCGAGGAATAGCCCACCAGTGGATAGTTCAAACCCAAAAGGGACATTCGTTCCAATCGCGCAACCAAAGCACATGCCTCCACCGTGGCTATTATCGGCAGTGTCAACAAGCAAGTAACCAGCTGCATTCTCTCCATGCATCCACACCTGACCGCCGCCGCCGTTGGCTCCGCCGCCATAGTTGTATGAAGGCATAAGAAACTGCGCGCTGCCTGTCAGTGGAATCACACCTGGGTAAGCACCAATGATGGTGATGCCATTTCCGTTGCTTAGTCCTCCTGAAAAATTAGGAGCGCGAATTTCCTGGGTAGAATTCACGATACCAGCGAGAGTTATCCCGCTGTCCAGCGGAGAGTCACCCGTAGCATTTCCGGGCGTGATCACTGGGATGTATCCAACTGTGCCGCTCACGCAGCCTGTGCACCCTCCACGAGCGACATTCAGCCCATCGTTGAGCGTCACTGGCGTGAAATTGTTGGTCGAAACTTGACTGCCCTCAAGCGCAATTCCGCCCACAGTGGCCTGAATCGTCATCTCTTGGGTATCGTGGCAATAGGCGATGCTGGAAGTCTGATCCCGCTGCTCCCAGAGACTGAAGCAGTGCTGCGTAGTCCCGGCAATCTCTCCCTGGGTTCTCAGCAGATACCCTGTCCCGCCCACCTCGCCCACCGGATCGTACTCCATGTCGAACAGCCCGGCGTATGGCCCCGCGCCGGGGTTGGAAGTCCCAATCCCGGCGAAGATTGGAGTGATGTACGTTCCGCCCGCGCCTTGATAGGACTGCGTGGCAGGCAGGTAGTTGAAGGTGTTTTGATACTTATTGGTAGTATTTACGATCGGGACGCCTAGCCAGCCGTTGCCTATAAGCTGTTGGTCTATACCCTGGGTAGCCGCGTACGGGTCTTCATTGCGCGTGTAGTTGACTATTCCTTCCCAAATCTGTGAAGCCAGGTTGGGATTCCACAAATTGTCGCTGGAAGTCCAGGCTACATTGTTGTCTTCCACGCCGACCGTCACTCCATCATCGGAGACATATGTAACGTCCGCGCCCTGATATAGGTCCCCCGGCCCGGTCACGATCCCGTTTCTGATGAGGTTAGGAACCATGTACCCCATCAAAACCCTGGTGGTAGACAAGGAGCAGACCACGTTATGCATGTAGTGATACCCGCCAACGTCGAACGTCGTCTGGTCGTAGTAGTACCCCGCGAAACCTCCAGAGCAGAACTGCTCATTGGGAAGATGGCTGAACCGGAAGCTGGCTGTGATCTGCTGCGTGCCGGAGCTGGAAGTCCCGCTGTATGTCCCTACCGAGGTGGGCTTCACCGACTCGAATAAAATGCCTTGGCCGAAATAAAGAACGTCGCTGGTCGTCAGTCCCGTCCCGCAATTTGCCGTGCAGTTGATGGTGAAGGTGCGCGAGGTAGGTGCATTGGTGCGGTTGTCGGGGATCAGCCCAATGTCGATTTCAAGCGGGACGTTGCCTTCAAAGGACGCAGCGCTGGACGCGCACCCTCCGCCGGAAAGATCGACTGTCGCCAGTCCTCCGCTCGACGATACGAACGTGCCCGTGCATCCGCTGATTTTCGTGGCAAGATCGAGCAGGGGGGCGCGCGGGCCTGCTCCGTGATTGTTGTTGACTGCAAGCGAGGTCACCCCGGTCCCGCCAGTAGTTACCGTGCCCGACCACATCGGGGCTTCAAAACTTTGATTGTAAATGCCATAGGAGCCTTGGTCCGATGCCGCAATCGCGGCAGGCTTTACAGCAGTACCAATGTTGATAAGTTGCTTGTCGCCAGAGCCGAAGAATCCCCCGCCAATCGCAATGACTTGATGAATGCCCTGGTTATATGAATCACTGTCATATTTCTCTATGAACGATCCAGTCCATCCGGCCAGTCCACCTACCTGATAAGCCACATCAGTCAAAGTTCCAGGAGATGTTGCCAGCGTGCAGGAGGTAGTCGATGCGCACGAAGTAATCTGGTAGATCAGATTCTGGCCGCCCGTGGTGAGCGTCATGCTGATGGTGTTCCAGCAAGTCAGTGTGCCGCATGGGCTGGTAAAGGTTGTGCCGTCTGCCCAAGTAACAGTCGTGCCGCTTACGTTGACATGCCCCGAAGCGATGTTCCCAATCTCCAGACCAGGAATACTTGGGTTCCCAATGTCGTAGCCTGGAAACCAGTCGCTGAAGTTCATGTGCTCGCAGCCGTGACCTTCATCACTGTTACCCACGTCGCCGGGAATACCGTTGTCTCCGCAATAGATTTGTTTGGCCGTACGGGTAACATCGCCGGGAATGTTGCCTGCCTCGGCTCCGAAGTTCCAATAAACCTGAACATTGTTTCCGCCGCCAAGCGCCTGAAGCGATGTGCGGTCCGGCATGGCGACGGCGATCACACTCTCAGTCCCCGTATAGGTCGGTGGGACCAGCACCGCGCTGGCTCCAGCCGTAAAAGCGTTCACGATGCCGTTGCTGCCGCCGCCAGTCTGATACCCTTGCGGGTCGTAAATGCCATTCACGATGTTCGAGGCGACTGACGGTGCTGCCGTCGTGCTGCCGATAGCCGGAGGCGCTGCAAGCCTAAGATCAGTCACGACCGGAGACTCCGCCCAGCCATTGACGCTCTGCACCAGCCCCACGCCGGTCTTGCAGCGGATGTAGTCCACTCCCGTCGCAGGCACGCCCGCCGTGCTCGATTCGTCGCAAGCCGTTCCATGCGCGCCAGTAGGCAACGCAGCTAAAGCAGCAGAGGACGGAGTACCAAACACTCCACTTGGGGCTACAAGAGGCCCGGTTAATGTGCAACCTGTAAGTAAGCAGTAGAAAGTGGAATAATCTGAACTAGAGGCTGTGACAGCTCCAGTTCGGGTAAAGACTGAACTAACTGCTCCACCACCCCCACCGCAAGGAGCTCCAGAATCAGTTAAATTTCCAGAAGCATCCCACTTAGGACAATTATTAGCTGGAGTAGAGCCGGACACCGTAGCTAACTTAGTGGTATTTCCAGCATAAGTGAATGGAAAATCAGCAGTCACTAGTGATCTAAGAACCGCATTTCCACTAGCTCCATTAGGAGTAGCAAAAATTAAGTTAGCTGCCCCCATAGGAGTAGACCCACAAGGTTGAGAGCCTATAGTGCTAGTAGTTACCCAATAAGCGCAATTTGGAGCAGTAATTGTTCCTGAAATGGTAGGAAATGTTCCACCACCAACTCCAACAAAAGAGCCCGCAGTTACTGATCCACCAATTAAAACATTTCCAGTTACTGAAAGAGCTGGAAATGGCAAGTTTCCTGAAAGTAAAAGATCTATTCTATTAAAATTGTAATTAAGGGGGAGATTCCAATTAGTTGAGCCATTAGATGGAATCTCAAGAGCAATATTAGGAGTAGGAGTAAACTGAGCCATTGCTAAAAAATTTAATCCAAATAGTACTACTAAAGCTGGCCAGAACTTTTTCATTCTTACTCCTAATAAACTTGAGAAATCGCTTAGAAATCAACTAGTAAAAATTAGCTATTAGGTGTTGTCTCAATCCAATTCTGTAAAGTGGCACCGGCTCCACCTGCTTGAACTAGATACCAGTAGCCTATAGGAACATCAAAAGTGGCCGTCATCCACGCTGGTGCGGTAGTCGTGGGCGTCACGGAAACTTGAGAGACAAGCAAAGCAGGCGAGGAGGTGGGGCCTATGAAGGCTACCAACTGACCTTCGCTATCCGCTCCGTGAAAGGCTACTACATTAACCCTCATCGGGACGCCGCTGGTATTTTGAAACGTAGTACCCAGAGAACGTGATCCAGTTAAATCATTAACTGAAATGTTGGGAGAGGAGATTGGTCTCGGTACAAACGATCCTCCAACATTAGTTAAAACTTCTCCAGCAGAACCGGGAGAATTTAAGGTTAAAGTAGCTGTTATTAAATTCTCAGCAAAAGAATTACTGGAGTCACTAGTAAGTATTCCTATTGGACGAAGATTACCAGCTGAGTCTGCTTTAAAAAGCATCAAACTAGTTGAATTAGCAATAGGATCAGGTTGAACATTAAATCCAGTTACAAATGAAGGCCAGTTAATCGTTCGACCGCCAGTTGCGTCCTGAGTTAAAATAAAAGCCACTACTTGACCAGAGGTGACACCAGTTATTGTACCGCCAGAGATGTTTCCAGCTAAAGTTATCTGAAATCCGTTGGAAACAGCTGCATTTAGAGCGGGAGTCGGGGAATAAGAAACTACAGTTAAATTATTAGCTAAATCAGAAAAAGTAACAAGATTCGATAACTGACTCACTAGAGCACTGTAATTACTATCTAGCATGCTCAAGCCTTTATTAGATAAAGCTTGAGCTAAAGCAGCCACCATAGTAGTTACTTGGTAAAAAAGCTTATTAGCTAGTTGATCATTAAAAATCTGACCGTTGATCGCTCCATTAACTCTCTGACTATCTGCAGTATAGCCTGCATCAGTTTCTTGATTAGCTGCTCCAGGGTTAAATTGTAGAAAGTTCGTTGCCATCTAATCTCCTTAACCCCAGTTACCTACACCGAAACCAGCAATGAACGCATTATTAGGACCGAATCCGAAGAATGGTAAGATTCCAAAGTCATAGAAATACTGAACTGCTTGTGGCCTAGGAACGATCATATCATGAGAGATCATATCTTCTATGATAGAAGAAAAAGATCCGGTAATAACAATAGTGGCCGTCATGTTCTGATTATCAATAATTGATATCTTGCCACCGGGAAATAAATTCGCCCATATGCCATAGAGACTGTTAATCTTTCCATCCCATTGATTATTAGCTATAGTAGCTTTTATCAATAATCGGTAAGTATCATCCGTTAAAACTGGACTGACTCCACCACTAGGCTGAAAAGGAACAGTTCTTGAAACCCCAACTATCTCGCCAAGAATGTCTAATTGATTTCCTACCGCAAAGTCAAGGTCGAAATTAGAGCTAATGAACTGTAAACAGTTAGAAATATCAGTAGCTATTGATAAGACTGAGTTCATCCACTGAATAAACTCAGGACTATTCTTATACTCTGAAGTTAACAGATTAGCGTAATAACCAGCAGGTAAAGACTGTACAGGAGAGGTTCCCACGCTACACCACCGTCAGTACAATATTACCTAAGATTCCTTGAGAAACTTCAAAGAATTGAAGAGTAATATCAGTAGTTCCTACCGGACTAGCTGAAGTGCCTAAGGTCAAAGCTCTGATGGAATAATCTGGAGAAGTAAGCACAGTAGAAGACATAGCCGCTGCGTAAAGAGCAGACTGGGTAATTTCTTCACCGATTTGTAGACTATTAAGATAGTTAACCAAAGCCGATTTGATGCTTGACTGCATCGCGGTGTTAAAGGCTGAGGTTAATCCATGAACCGACAAACTCACGAAAATTGGAACTAGAGTCGGTCTAACGAAGCCTATATCTGTAGTTGCCATAGACACTGGATCAACTACTGGAACAATAGTCATCGTAGGAACTGTAGCTCCTTGAGTGTTACAACCTATTCCTCTGTTATTATAGATTGCGGTAGCTACGTCTAAGTCTATTCCACCCATCACAACACAAGTTAAAGAATGGCTCTCATTACCAAAAGCATCTGTTGTAGAAGTTTGATTCTCCAAAATGTTAGTTAAAGTGACACCTGGAACAGCTTTAATTTCAGCTGTTGTTCCAGCTAGTCTAGTACTGGAGGGGAGGGCTACTGAAATAGATTGACGAGCACGAAGAGCTGAGTCACTCTCAATTGAAGTACCAAGAACAGCAGGTGAAGAATTGGTGACGCTAGCCCAACCAGCAGTAAAGCCACCTACAGGATTAATCACTGTGTTAGCATTAGTACTAACTGGGCCATTTTGCTGGCAGACAGCGATAACTGTAATGGAGCCACCACCTCCAATAGTAACTGAAGGAGGCAAAGACCACAGAACCCCATTAGTGTCAGCAATAACAGCATTGATGATAACTGTTCCTGGGGCTCCAGTTAAGGTTAAAGAAACTGTAGAAGGAGATGAAGATTTTCTAGCTAATCCATTCAGCTTAACAATGGAGTCTAAGTCAGCTCCAATCGCCGTTATAGGTGACCTAGAATTGTAAGATAATGCGCAAAGTCCACAGTTATCACTGAGTTTGAGACTCACAGCGGAAATCCATTGAAAGTCTGCTGAGTCATTTCCGAGATATGTCGTTGACCCATAGATTGACTGATAACTAGCAGTTAACGCATCCTGAATGTCAGAAAAGGAAGGCACGGTTAGTCCAGCCGAAGTTACTACTGGAGAAGAGTAAGCCATTCGACCTTCCTTAGTTTTCTAAATTAGCTGAATTTCCAGGAGAGTTACCAATAGTGATAGTCCCGAATTGAGTTGATACTGATGCTGTATAGACAAATTGTCTATTTTGGAAAGAAGCATTAAAGTTAGAAACTCCAATGACGAATGGAGTTCCTAAGATTCTAGCTGCTATTAGATTGATCACCACTTGAAGACTTCTAGGAGAGCCTGAAGAGCCTAGAATTTTTTGAAATAGCGGTAAACCATCTAATAGATTTAGAAACCATTCTCCCTGAAACATTTTTAATCTAGTGGCTAAGATTTGAGCTACAGCCTCTAAATCTGATATAAAGTTAGACTGACCATTACCTTGTTGAGGTTCCCATGTTTTAGAGTCTAATTTTCTAACTGTGATAGTTGCCATTACTCAGCCTCAAATACGGTTGTAAAAGAACCGGTTGGCGGTGACGGCCCGACGTAACCTTTAGATGTTAAAAAAGGTAAAACATTCGTGATGAACCAAGTGTAAAATAACTTAGTCATTATAGGATTATGAGTTCCGCCACTAGCCAAAGCTTTAATTAAAGGTCCCGTAATCGATATTCCGGCCGAAGAGAGGTCGATGACGATGGCTTGATCATCTGATCTGATTTGTACTGATGAAGTAGAGTAATTAGATAACACATTCGGCTGAGACCATGGACCAAATACTGCAAAGGCATCTGAGAGGTCGTGTCGTCTTCGATCGAATGGTGGATTGATTCCTCCATTTTGCCACCATCCGTCTATACACGTATCAGCGAAGATTAAAAGGCACTCAGTACCAGGAATTATAGGAAAAGTAATAGACCAGCCAGGAACCCGGGACATGAGGATCGGAACATCTTGAATTGGCTTAATGGTCGTCGCTACTGGAATGTTTTGAGCGGTTCCCGGATTTTGTACTTGAGGTGTAGCTGGAGGAGGCTGATTGATTATTTCCTGAATAGTCGGTTGAACTACTACAGTTTGCTTCTCAGGATCAAAAGAAACTACGACAGCTGGAATCGCAGTTCTCATCATACACGCCCATTGCCAAAGAGCACCCTCGATAGGTTCAGTCTGTAAAGCTAATCGTTCCTGAATAGAGAGCATTAGTTTCCCGTCGCATCAGCTTGAAGACTTTGACCCAGTAGTTGAATAGCTTGCTGAATCTGAGCTATTCCAGTAATTTCAGAGTACCAAGCATTTCCTCTAGTATCTCCAATAAACCGAACACCAACTACAGCGTACTGATCTATTAAAGGAACAGGAGGTCCAGTACCTTCAGGCAAAGGATAAGGAATAGGAGCTTGACGAATGAATTTACTCTGAACAGCTACTAAAGGTAAGGGAGCTTTTACCTGAACTGTTGGATCTAGTAAAACTCTAAAATTAACCCCTAATTGAGTCTGTTGAGGTTGCCCGATTAAACTAAGAGTAGTTTTACCGACTCTGTTAGGAGGCCCGCCATCGGTATTGACTGGAGCATAGGTTGCTACTAATTCTCCTAAAGGGTTTTGAAAAGAAGCAACACTCCAACCTTTAGAATCTATCCATGAAGCTAAACTGTTCTGATCGGCTATTGAGCGAAGATAGCCGATCGGATTTCCGAAGAAAGACTTACCTCTAGGAAGATTGGCTGAACCTCGTTGTGGAAAAGCTGAAGAAATAGCTTCTTTAACTTGAGACTCATTTATCCGAACTGGGCTCATAGCATTATCTGCGATGAACTTAGCTTGAGAAAACTGAGTTGAAAGAGCTGGAATTGTTCCATTAAGAAAATTTTGAGTAGAAAGTACTCGATTCAATAAGCAGTGTACAATGAGCCTTTTATCAACTACATCCAATCGATCCTGAATAGTATAGAAAATCGGTCCACTCCAAATGATTGGAGGAGTTCCAGGAAAAGGATAGTCAGCTTGGTAGCCTGCAGACACGGTTACTATATCGCCTTCTTGGATGATCGCATCATAAAGATTGATACCAGCAGAGGGACCTACAGAGATTGGACCATCAGCATTCCAGATAGCAATTTCTGCTTGCCAGAAGGCTGAAAAAGCATATTGAATGATCTCAAAAGTAAATCTTAAAGCGCTTGGTTCAAAAGAATCACTAGAAATAACAATAGGGGTTCCGGCACTTGGGCCTTGCTGAGGAGTGATAGTTAAAGTATAAGCCCTACCAAAGAAGGGAATTTTTGATACTGATAAAGAAGTCATTAGACTTTAGGGGAGTCTCCGACCCAGAGTTGAAAATCGGTACCTAAATTTGTTGAGTTAGGATAATCTAAACCACCTTGACCAGATTCTCCACCGTAAGCACCAAATCCATATGGTCCTTCTCCGTACCCTAAATCTGAACCATTAGGAGATAAATTAGCTACGTTGATAATGAACCAACTACCTATTCCAAGATACCTCTGCTGTTCTAGTAGATTAGCAGCTGGGTAATTACCACAAAGCATCGGAATCGAGTCGATGAGGAGGTTGTTGTTCACATCAGAAATACTCAAAATCCAGTAACCTGACATTTCATTAAAGTTAACAGTTAAATTTAAAGTAAGAGGTGCTCCATCTACTTGAAGCTGAACTGTTAATGTCTGATTAGGAGCATTAGTGAGCGGGATGACTTGAAGGCTCATTATCTCTCCTATTGACTCGAACCTAAATTATTACTGCTGACGTTTCCAGCTCCAGGGATGTTGGGATAAGTAGGAGTATTAGGCCACAGAGTAGAAGGAATGACATTCTGAAGAACTTGAGAAGAATTAGGCGCAGTTGACTGAACGATACCTGTAGTTGTGTTAGAAGTAGTTTGAGGTCTAGCACTAGAAGCTTGTTGTGATACTACACTAGCCGCTATTACTTCACTGAGGGTAATTGAAGCTTTAAGAGCGTGACGAGTTCGGTTATCATCTGGAGATACTGCGTCTACAATCAACATGTTGTAGTACGTGTCTAAGCGAGTAGTCAAAGTAATCAAAGTTCGATTTACTTGAAGACTCTTAATGATTTGCCAAGCTGATACACTCTTAGTCGAAGCTCCAACCCAAACACCATTGGAGAAAGAGGCCATCGCGTCACTCATGCCTATTTCTAGAATAACTTGAGCTGGTTTATTATAGGCGTGATCGGAGATGTTAGCACCAGTAAGAACTGGATGCTGTGTCTTCTCTACTTGACGATGGTGACTTAATTTCATAACAGCGTCAAATACATAATTGATCTCGGCAGAAGTCACTTGACCAGAAGAGTTACTAGTCACAAGTGGAACAGTCAAGATCGTAAGGGCAGGCTGAGAGTACTGGGGTGGAGTCCAGACGCCAGCATCTGGTAAATCTATATCTGGAGGTTTACTGGAAAAGAAAGTAACTATCTGTCCAGTGGCAACCTCTAGAAAATTAGGAAGATTTATTCCGCCGCCCATTAGTTAAAAGGACCTCCAGCCGTTTGAGCTGTTGTAGACCTAATTTTAGAATTCATCGTTTCATGAAGAATGTTTTTAACGAAAGGCGTCCACTGCTCTTCAGGCAAAGCATGAGGAACCTGAATGTTTAGATTCTCAATAACTACCCCACCACCTGAAGCTTGACTTTTGGCTGAAATTGAGCTATAATAGCTCAAGATACTAGAGACATAATCTTTAGTCTCAGAGTAAGGAGGAATACCCCCATACTTATCTACAGCAGTCGGTCCTGCGTTATAGGCAGCTAATGTTTTAGAAACATCTCCACCATATCGACTCTTAAGATCAGCAAGGTAATGAGCACCAGCATCGATGCTTTGAGATGGGTCGAATGAATTGGTGGCTCCATATTGAGAAGCTGTAGGGTCCATCAACTGCATCAAGCCCTTTGCTCCTTTAGAGCTTATTAGTCCAGGATTATACCCACTCTCTTGATGAATAACCGCTGAAAGAAAATTAGGATCAATTCCATACTTTAAACCAGCGGCTTGTATAAGTCCAGCTAAATCTGAGTTATTTACTGAACTATTTACTGAGTTAGTCGTTTTTTGTAAACTCAACGCATAATCAGAGAAGTTTTTAAGATCTGGATTCTTCTGGGCATCTTTAGCTGAACCGAAATAACCTTTAGCATCCGACACAATATCATGAAACTGATTCAAGATATCTTGTGTAAGAGCGTCTCTAGTTTTAAGGTCTCCAGAAGCTTGAGCTTTATTTCCACCAATCATGTCAGCGAAAATTTTAAAAGTATGATCCCCAATTTTACCTATTAAGTTTAAAGTAAAGACAGTTTCTGTTAATAGTTGAAGCCAATCTTTAGTAGCACTGATTAGATTCTTTAAACTGAATTCAGTGGTGCTTAAAGATTTATCATTTAGTAATAAGCCAGTAAAAAAAAGAAAGTCTCCAGCAAACTGTTTAGTTACATCCTTCACATCTTTCATAATTAGTTCAAAGCTCTTCCAAACAGGCACTAGTCCACTAGAAACTTCATCGACTATATCTGGAAGATTGGTTGTGAACCAATCATTTAACTTATTGAAGGTATTTAAAAGATCGCCTGAACCAAATCCCAATTTTTGAAACAGTTCATTAACTGTTCCCATGGTCATAAATTCAAGTTCAGTGGTGAACCTTTTCACTTCCATCCGAATATCTCGGATGCTTCTCATATTTCGTTCAAAGCCTGAGCCTAAGGAATTAGCTAGTTTAAGATTCTGCTCATACAAAAATTGAAATCTTTTGTTAAGCTCAGGGTCATAAGCGATCTGATCTAAAGAAGCTCCGAGTTCATCAGTGGCTAGTTGCATCGCCCTAGCAGACTCAGTGCTCATTAGCATTCTCATACCAAAGAGTCGGTATTGCTGATCAGCCATAGCTGTCTTATCAGCTAAAGAAATTATGCTCAATCCAATTCCAGCAAATACACTAGTAATTGTCGCGTCTAACTTAACAAAACTAGTAGCTAAGCTAGTTACAAATGAAGTCGCGCTCCTATTAGACACACTTAAGACGTCATTAAACTTACGAAAAGAAAGTGTGTCTACTGAAGCCCCGAGCTTAACTAAATAGGATTCGAGAACATTATCCATTAGTTAACCTCTTCTCATATTCAACAGCTCGAGCTCTATTTTCATCTCGAACATCTAAAATCTCTAAAACATCTAGAAGATCATCAATGATGTAAGTACCATCGTAAGTCTCATGAAGTTTCCACAAGCCAACTTCCACCGGTCTCACGAGCATCGGATTTAAAGTGGGATAAAGCATAGGTTCCCACCCCACTCCACCCATAGACTCTAAGACGGGACGTTCGACTTGCTCTCTTCTAAAAAAGGTTCTAGATTAAAGGATATACACTCACAGGTAAGTTTAAACACTTCAGAAGGATCACTTTCAAGGTCTTTATCAGCCCATAAGCCACTAGGAGCGACGATAGGCATTGGGAAAATCGTACCTTCCCTTTCATCTAGCCTAAGAATAAATTTTAAGGCTTGACCTTGAATTTCATCAAACTGTTCTCTAGAGCAACTACCTAAAGCAGCTAAGATAGAACCATTCGTTCGGCTACTTAAGAAAGAAAATAACCAACAACCAAGTCGAGGGTCCATCTTTCTAAGTTGATAAGTTCTCTGTCCTATCTTAACATCTTTAGTGGTAACTCGGGAAGTCACAGTTTCTCCTTTACTGCGTTACGATTTGAGCTGCCATTAACCGCCAACTTACTGAAGCACCAGCAGGTCCATAGGGCTTATCTGGAATTTTAAGTGGTGAAACTCCTGTGGCAACATGACTGGCTCCACTAAGTAAATCTTGAATTTTCAAAGAAGCTGCTGCGAAGTTCTGGGCCTGTCCAGTTTCACTCTGAGTGAATTTAGTATTTGCCCAATTAACCAAAAATTGATTAAGAGAACTATTCTGCTGACATTCAATGTCAATAGACCCAGGAGCTCCTGAGACGTAGCTAACCATCACCGTTCCGTCAGCTGCTACGTCATGAGCAGTTCGGTCTACAGCGTTTGTAATGTTGATGTGCTTAATACCTTCTTGACCGGCAAAAATATAAGGGCCGACATCGGGATCAACGAAAGCCCCTACAATACTTTTAAACGCGTAAGTTGTTGCCATCAGCGTGTTCCTTTCGATGTCGGCTCATTTATATAATAAATCCAGTCAACTAGGGGTTATCCTGGAGATATCTAGGGATTTCAAGGGTTGTGTGCGTTATATGCGATGAGTATTTATATATCGATTATGACGCACAAAGAATCTTTTTATACCTGAACCAGTACAGAAATCGTCACGAAGTGAACCGCCCCCGCCTCGATAAGCGCGACGTAAATAGGCGGTGCTTGACGAGCTTGAATCTGTGACTGAGTAAGAGAAGAATACTTAGGAGAGACTACTGCAAAGCCATTAGGTAGATTCTGGCCAGGTACAATGCTTCCACCAGAGGTTGTAATAGCTTGACCTTCCCACGTCCCAGGAGCAATAAATCCAGTACTCGCTGATCTAGACAAAGCTTGTTCAACAGCCTGAATAAGCTGCTGCTGACCCTGATCAGTCTGAGGAATCTTAGGAACTGAAGTAAGAAGATTCATTATCGCGAACTGAATGTTCGCAGCCAGAATATCAAGGTTTAGAACCTGATCAAAGAATACACTCTCAGCCATCATTGTGCCTTGTTCTAGCACATTGAAAGCATTTGAATAATTTAAGAAAAGATTGCAGTTCGGTCCTTGACCTGGAGTTGTACCTTCAATATTTCCAATCTGAGTGATAGTCAGTCCAGGCTCTGTTACAACTCCTACAAGAGCAACTCCACCACTAAATTTCTCAGTGAAAGCGGAGTTAGGGGCTTGTGTATTTGAAGCCATCGCTTGCCCCATAACAGCGGCTACGAAATAAGCTTGATTTGGAACTAAACCACTTTGTGTCGTAGCATACTGCATCCATGTCCGACCATTACCAGCGGCGAAAATAGTCTTACAAACGTTGTTAGCTACTCCATTCAAAACATTGGCGTCACCGGTGGTTCCGAAATAAGTAGTTCCAATCTGAGTCTGAACCCATGCCGCAATTGCGATATGGTCTGCATCCACAGCATCAGTGACCATGCAGCAGTACCAGTTCGGATTAACCTGTCTGCATAGTTGCACAGCCTGAAGAGCTGACTGACCAATTGTAGTGATGTCAACCTCAAGACTGGCCCCAGTACCTCCAGTGGTAGCTAAGCCAGTGGCTACTGAATAGCCAGTTCCTTGAAGACCTAACACCGTGGTAAGAGCAGTAACTGCTCCACCACCGCCAATAGTAGCTACTCTGAGCTGACCAAAACTGGCTCCAGACTGAACTACAGTAACTAAGTCACCTACTACGTAACCAGTTCCAGCGTTCCCAGTGTGAGGAATAGCAGCTGAAATAGCAGAACCATCCTGACGACCTACATACACAGCCTGAGGAGGAGGACTCTGGCTAAAGTAGATTTGAACAGCGATGTACTCAGGAGAAGATGTGGTAAACCCATCAGCCTGCATCGCAGTAGACCACGTGGCTTGAAGGTATTTTCTGATTACTGGGTTAACACCATAGGAGGGTATAGCAGTGCTAGGCCCAACAACTAAACCAATATTGAAAGGAGGAGCTGAAACTTGAGGCGCAGCTGTGATCACGGTTACATCGGCAATGATCGACAGAGGAAGAGGATTAGTTGCCATTAATTACTCCTTACGATTCTGTAACTGTAAAATCAGCTACTTTTCCATCCTTGGTATAAACTTCAACTTCAACCGAACCGACGGTTCCAACAGTAGAAGTCTCATTAACTTGCTCATTGAAGTAAGCTTCTAAATCAGCTCGGTCCCACCACTCAGCCTGAAAATTCTCAGGAACTCTAGGTGAAACTTTAATATCGGGATTGACATACAAATTACTAGAAGCTAAATAATCTGTAACAAATTGAGCAGTGACTAAAGCTGTACGAACTTGACGAGCTCTGTCCACACAATTTGGGCCATAGAAAGTCCAACTTACTTTCCAAGCCCTAGTATAAATATCAGTAGTGATTAGAGTGTTTTCACTACCTGATACAGTCACATCATGCATCCGGCTATATTCAGTGTCTTCAGTTACACAACCAACTTCAGTAGTGTCACTAGAGATTGGAGGGCCTGGCTGACCTTGAATTTGCCATTTGATTCTAACTTTACTTGACCAGCTTGGATCAGTTACAGTGGCCTGTATCCCAGTCTGACTAGAAGTAGCAGCTTGACTTAAAGCTACAGTATTTCCAGTTATTCCAGTAATTTGGGTGTTGGCTGGTAAACCTGTGGCGGATATAAACTGTCCTGGATACAGTAAAGAAGAACTATCCACTATACCATTTAGACTACCGCTAACTAAAGTAATGCTAGGACTAACAGTACCTGTTAAAATTCCAAGCATCTGAGCAGTTACTAGCTGAAAAATGGTTTGTATCTCATTATCAGTCAAGGCTGAAGATGTAAGTTTAGTTCCATCGGGATAGGTGGTGACGGACACTAGACACCCCCTAGTCTTGTAGCAATGGCCTTCCAATAGCGTCGATTGGGGTAAGGATAGACGTGAAGAACTCTCCATTGGTGGAAGTTCCAGATCATAATGTCACTTACTCTCTGTTGAGAAATTCCAAACCCAGTTTCACCATAAGTGGAGTCACCGGCTCCACCATCTAATTGAGTTTCATAAATTCTCTTTTGAGAATGAAAGACCATTGCTCCTGTAACTCGATCACCTTCAGGAACCATCAAAAGTTCTTCATCTGATGCTACAGAAACTATTCCATATCCTGGGATATTGATACTTGTAGTTACCCAACCACCAGGTTGAAATTGTCCAGTTGATCTTTGAATAGTATATGGCTCAGATAAAACACCATCGGATACTACTTCAGAAAGATCATTAACTTCAGACATTACTCAACCCATCCTTGAATAGCCTCTCTCATTGCTCCCGTAGCGATACCAGGAAGGTCTGAGTCTTTATGTTGAGTCGTTCTGTAGGCATTCGGAGCCCAATTGTTGTTTGGGCTAAAGAACCAGTCCTTGGAAGCGTTCTTTCCTACAGTAGCTACTTTCTTCAATCGCTGCTTAGCGGCGTAATTCTTTCCGTCTAACTGAAGCTCCATAGCCTCAGAGAATCCTTTAGCTATAGTTTCTTTGGTACCAGGAGCTCTTAGCGCAGGTTCAATAACAGGTCTTGCTGGCTGTGATCGAGTGCCTTTACTGAACCAGTACAATAAAGTGGCGTTAGAAACATTTCCTTGAGCAGACTGTATCAAAAGCCTCTTACGTTGAAGGCTCTTTTTTCTGGTAGATTTAATCTTATTACTTTTGCTTTCAAGTAACTCTCGACGCTGGCTAGCTGTAGCTGAAGGAGGAATCCCAACATAAACAGTTAAACTATTTAAAGAGCCGAGTCTCGCTTGAAGAGCAGCTGCACTGCTTGTCTTTGTTAATGAGATTGTGGGCGTCATCTAAAGCTCCATATTTCTTAGCCCAGATTAAAATTTCTTGATCAGTCCAATTAAAAGTAGGCTGCTCGTCTTTATCTAGATGTTTTCTCATTGAACGAATATCGGTCCACAGGCAATCCCTCGAGCCACAGTCATTAACTGTACTCCATACTCAGTTTCTTGCCAGGCTCCCCATTGCTCATAACCTTGAACAATTTGAGAAGTTGCACTAACATCACCAGCAGCTCTATGGACCAGCATTCCTTTTGTTAGTCCAGAAGCAGCGACTTCAGAAGCAGTTTCGTTCGGCCCAGATTCTGTTCTCATGTACAGGGTACAGTAATGAGCGATGAACCAACTCATACACTGATACCACATTCCATGATACCGAGCTTGGAGAATTGATACACTAGCTAAAAAGATATAGTTTAGAATAACTAAAATTGGAACGAAGGGCGCCGTGTATACTACAATAGATGTGGCTGAAACTGAAGCTGGATTACTCAAAGTAATACTCGAAGAACCTACAGCTGTAATCAGCGTATCCTTAGGAAAAGCAGAGCTTGAGATTAGTTGCCCAATAGCGAGAGACGGAATCAAATTAGTTGAAATACCCGTGAACTCACTTGAACTAGTTGTTGCTGTTCCTGTTACTGCGGTTTGAGGACCCAGAAACTTAGGATATATACTTGCAAAGTCAGTAACAGAATAAGGAGGATTCCCAGAGAATACTAAACCATTAGCATTACCGAACCAAGTTAATGTTAAGGTTTGTAGGTCCACCCCAGCTGTTCCATAGAGCATGTCATAAAAACCCACGATATCCGGAAAGCCAGGGAGGCACCCCATTTGCTACTCCTTCTTTTCTGCTTCTGTGTCTTCTGCTTCTTCAGTCTCTTTATCACTATCCTGCTGATCAGCTACTCTAGCTGCATTAGCATCTACAGGTTTAGCGACTTCAATTTTCTCCGTAGATAAATCGATTGGAGTATCTTTCGGAGACTTCAAAACTGTTAAGTGACCACTTTTCTTCAAAAGCTTAATCTGAGGTTCATCAGCGACATCATCAGGAACAGTGTGAACTTTATCTTTAGCAACAAAGACTAATCCACCAGGAGTACTCTTCGAATGAAGATTGACGTTTCTCTTTGTAATGATAAACACGAATTCGTCTCCTTAAACAAAGTTAACTGGGAGATAGGAAGCCTTCGCGCTTCACTATCTCCCAGGTCCTGACTAGGATGAAGAGTAGTCAGAACAGCTTAGCAACCGTAATAGAGACCAACGGTTTGTGGCCGATTGATCTTCACTACGCCGATGTTGGCAAGGTACAGAAACTCAAAGCATCCAGATACGATGGAGGGAGGGGCTCCGAACCGGGTGATCTCTTGCGGGATACCCAGACTGAGACAGTCCTTGTCATATTTGTAAGCAATGATTTCCTGAGTACTTCCAGCACCCTGGCCGTCGAGCCAAGAAGGCAGCGGATAGATTTCAGGTTCAATACCAAAAGCCGAACCAAAATAGTTCTTCTTGATATAGTCCTGAATCGAAGCGTAGCCACTCGGTCCGCCAACAACAGCCATCGGCTGAGTGAGGATCAAGTACTGGGTTGGAGGAACCAGGAACCGATCAGGCATCGCACCCGGAGCATTACCACTAGCATTCCAGTTAGTCTGAGCCATAAAGTTGAAGTCACCCAGAATCTGAGTGGCTGTCTTTGTGGACCAGGTGGTAGTGGAACCAGCACCAGTAGCAGGTAACTGTGTAGAGGTAAGTGAAGGGTTATTAACGAGACCCTGAATACCAGCGAATCCCGCGTAAGCTCGGCGATCGAGTGTCTTGCTATAGTCTACTCGAACTCCCTTATCTAGGAGGTCTTGCGGACTCCGACCTACTTGAGCCATCCGAAGAGACTCAACAATCGGAATCCGAATACGCACCTGGTAAGGGAATACCGGCCATGTATCCTGGTTCATGTTGTACTCGATCACTCGAGAATCGTTGGTCTGAGAACCTGCGGAGTCATCCGACGGTCCCCGAAAATCAACGTTGTGAGCGATGTGGTTCATCACCCAACCACCGCCGCGATCAATGGGAAGATCACGAAGGTAGGTGTAATTCTCCAATGGAAGTCGAACCACTGGATCAAGTTTGGCGAGTTCAGCGATCAGGAAGGTTTGGCCTGTTGCAGCTGCCGCGGCATCAGAAATAACCTTCCCACTACGCAGAGCGCTTAGATTCTGCTGGTATTCTCTGGGATTCATTTCTTACCTTTCTGCCGTTAGGCAATCTGACGAGCAAGAATGGTAACCTGGGCAGTGTTGTCTGCTCCGAGTGTACCGGTCTTCCACGCAAAGTTTGGATAGAGAACATTGCTGGTAAAGGTTGCCGCTGTTCCAGAAGCAGAAGCAGTAGCCGCCTGAGAGAGGACAATAGCTGTTCCGGTGATGGACTTGATGAAAGTTCCGGCTGGAACATTCGTCGAAGACACAGCCATACCAGCAGTGATTCCCGTAGCGCTAGAAACCGTAACTGCTGTAGAGCTAGCAGTAGTGGTGATGGTAGCTGCAGAAACAGGGTTAGGATCAACCACAGCCTCTAAGCCACCAACTACCCCAGCTGGAACAGCAGCATTAAGTCCTGTACGGATGTAAACCGCACCACCTGCAGTCGGAGAACCATTGTTGCAACTAACATTGATGGTTCCCTGAACGAGACCATCCATGATAGAAGCAGGCAAATAGACTCCACCTGCAGTGAGAACATCATTCGAACCTTGAATAGCATAGGTTGGATTAATGTTCACGTTGCTTGCGGCGATACCTACAGGAGTGGAAGCGGTAAAGGGCCCAGAACCATTAGCCAGATACTGCTTAACACTCGAATAAGTGTTGTTGGAGTTCAACACGAACGTTTCGCCAAAGGCTACTGAGTTCGTATCACTCGGGTTGACTTGTCTAGCAGTGCGAAGAGAGTAACCTTCGTTGCTGATGTTGCCGACAAACCCGAGATTTAGACCTGTAACAGGAATCACAGTCGCTGGCATGGGTTATTTAGTTCCTTTCTGTAGAGAAGGGCAATTCTGATGCTTCCTCAGGCCAGTGGCATGAGGAACACCATCGAAGCACGTGCAGGGAAGAGCAGCTGGAGTTGAATCAGTGGCGACCACAAGACTTGGGATACCACCAGGAAGCCTAACCTTAGTAAATAGCCCGTAAGCAGATTTACCAGAATTAAGTTTCTTGACGTGACTATTGTAACTATCAATCATGACCTGCTGATCCTTAGTCCGTTTAGACTTCGGAATCATCACGAATCCAGCTACAATAGGTTTCACGTTCTTGACGAATTCCCGAGCTGAATCGTTCGCCGCCTTGAGAACGCTCTCCCCTGGATCATCAATCTGCTTCTCAGCATGCTCACCACCATCAGCAGCGTGAGTCTCTTCCTTCTCTTCTGCTGGGGTTTCTTCTTTTTGTTCGAGTTCTTCGTCTTTAGCAGTTTCCTTGAGCTCCTCGAGTTTTTCTTCAGACTCGGGTTTCTCCTCTTCACTGTGACCAAGATGCTTCATGAGCTCTTTCTTATGAGACTCTGCCATAGTGTGGTCTCCCTTAGCCATGGCGTCTAAACAAGCTTGAAGGCTCTTATGCGCTGGATGCATTTCAGCAGGCTCAGCGTCCAAAGCAGGTTTAGAAGAAACATCGAGTTCCTTCTTAATCTTTTCGGTTTCCTCAGGCGTCGCATCTGGAAGAACTGCTTTGATACCCCGCCCGAGGATTAGATCACGTAATGACATAATCGGCTCCCTTTGCTTTATAATTTCGGGCGGAGCAGAATCACCAATAGCGAACTTGGGACCCGCTCTGCCTTTTTCTACAACTGCCACGTGATTTCCACGTAACTTCTTCATCACGATCATTCCATCGTCCAAACGATCGAGATTTAAACCATAGCCTACGCTAACATCCCGTACAGCTGTGCCGTACTCATTGTTAGGATCTGATTCTGGCATAACTTTGTCAATTAAGGTAGCATCCTTAATATGAAGATCACCTTTTAAAGTGACTTCATTATCTAGGTCTTCCCCTTGACCAACATTTTGAACATGACCACAGTTAACTTCCCCCTCATTTTCGACTGTAACAACGTGTCCATCGGGGTGTTCATCTACTATGGTCTTTCCTTCTAAAGATCGCATGAAATCAGGATCAAGAACAGATTCTCTCGGTCTATAGACTGGGTATTTAGTATCAGCGTCTAGTCCCCAAGAATCTTGATAGCCTTGAAAACCTTTAAGTTCTCTACCGTAGTACTCCTGAAAGCCACTACGGCAGAGAGGAACATTTTCACAAATTAGATAGCCTTCAGCCGTGAGAGACTTTTTAGGGCTAACAATTAAGCTATAGTATTTTGACATGATTAATCAGAGCCAGAAGGAGTCTCTCCAGTTTCTTTAGGAACAGAAGTAGAAGAGCCGATGCTCTGTTTATACTCTCGATGCTGAGAAGCGGTAAATGCCTTAGGTCCATTCTTCGGAGCTCGGTAAGAGGCCTCGTGAATGTTTCTGTGCAATTTTTCTGGTGAAGCGTTTACACTATGAGATAGTGAATTGCTAGGATCACCAGATTTAGTTACAGAGGTAATCTTACCAGAACCTCGATCATGATGAAGCTCAACACTTTCTTTACCGCCGCCTGAATTTTCTTTTTCATAGTGGTTAATTCTACCAGTTTCCGTATGCTGGCTCTTAGACGGCTTGAAGCCTTGGCTTCTAATAACCTCGTGAAACGGTTTGATAGGGTGAGCGTCTTCTAGAGCTGGGACTTCAGTATGACGACCGTCCGTAGTTTCAAAAGAGTCCATCGCTGGAGGAGTCGCCATCGATCCATAATTATTCATTCCAGAATATGGATCAAAATCATTAGATAAGCAACCTTCCTTAGGAGTGCTGCTTGGGATATGAGAATCCATGTGAGGTACTGAACTCATCAAGCCATCTTCAGGTGTTAAATCAACTGAAGGACCCGCAGAAAAGACGCTATTACCGGGGTTCATCTTCATTTTAAAGTCCTTGTCTTTTAGGAAGTTTCTTTACAGGATGATTAGCGTCCTGATAAGCGCTCAATCCTAATCCAGGAGCAGGACTAATCACTGCTCCTGAATTACCACCACCGTTTCCAACTTCAGAGTAATTTCCCGCTAAATCAGTGGGCTTAGGTTCTTTCAATTTCATATTACCGAACCACTCTCCAGTTAAGAGTAACTGCGGCACCAGGAGTGATGGAAAGGCCTGTGTTGTTACAAACTTTAAAGTTCACATGGCCAGAAGTTGGATAAGGAATAATTACTAAAATTCCTCCAGCGGCCGGAGCATAGCCAGTAGTACTAGTGGGATCAGCATTGAAACCCCAAATAATAGCATCGGTTGTCGCTACTCCAGTACCAGTTGCAGTTACGACAGTGTCACAAGCTCCGGAACCAATAGCAGCAGTGTTTAATGTTACTGTGCCAGAAGCTACTGTAGTTGTAGTTGAAGTTCCACTAGGTATAGGAACTCCGTTATAGAGAAGTTGAGTACCTGAGTCTTGAATCTTTGACGGGCACAGAATCGGAACGCCATTGATGTGACTGCAATAAGCAGGAATATAAGTGGCAGCTCCGTCTTGCGCTGCTACAGGTCCCGCGCTCTGCGCTAAACAAGGCACACTAAACAATGTACTGAAGATCAGTAGCTTAATAATTTTCATGCTTCCACTCCTGTAATTTTAATAAACTGAGCTCTATTAATCTGAAGAATAGCTCCATTTAAGTGAAATCGAACTATAGAGTTCTTGTCAAAAACATCAGCAAGCTTCATGATCGGAGTGGGTGAGCATCTGCAATTCGGACAATCACCAGGAGCATAGTTTCCCAGAAAACTCTTCACTCCAGCTAAAGTCTCCGGATTAGGAAGAGACTTCCATGATACTATTACTCCATTTAAAGCTCGATGAGAAAACCTAGATAATCGGTCTAGTCGAGCAGACCAGATGAAGTATTCTGATCCAACTACATTGCTTCTTGACTGAGTAACTAGAGAATTGGTGGAATTTATCTGAGTTCTAGCTTCTAGATTAATTTTAGTTAAAAGAACGTCAGAAAATCTTCTTTTTGATAAGTCATTCAACTCAATATTCTCAGTTTCAGATTCTTTCTTAAGCTGAGAAGCTACCACTGAAGGAAGCTTAACTAGATTCTTAACATTTGATTCTAGCTTTAATTTCAGGTTAGAGTTCCGATGCCTATTAATGAGACCATCAGCGTATTGAGTTCTTGAAGACTCTCTAACTAATTTTCTCCAAGCTATTTTATTAGAGTCTTCTACTTTCTTAATAAAAGAAGCAGCCAAATTAGTTAAATCAGATTTAAAAGCGTGTTTAGAGGTTAGCGTCGCAACTTCATTAAGCCAAATCGCTGAGCTAACTCCTTTGTGCTTAACTGGCAGCCAGTATCTTAAAACTTTAATAATTTGAGTTTGATACTGTCTCTCTAACTTATCAGGAGGAGAGAAGGAAACCACTCTAACCTCCTAATGGTTGGCTAACATCTCCATGCTCTAACCAGTGTTTAAACTTATCTATAGTCATTTGAGTGATGCTTCGAAAGATCGAATGACCAGAAGTGTGTCCAGCTAAGTAATCCTCTTTAGCTTGCTCCAATGAATCATATCCCAGCATACATTTATGCTCATCAAAGACTGGAGAATCCATCTTATTCTGATTAACTACAAAGATTTTACCTTGTGGATTAGGTCCAAGGTAACAGTCCATTTCATCGCCGTCGGCCCCAGTGGTATCAACGATATAGCCATAATCCGCAGGAGGAGCACCCATCCAGCCTTTACCGAATCTTAATTCATAAGCTGGTGTTTCAATCTCAACTTTCAATCCTTGAAACTCCTTAGATGGTAAGTTGTCAGTGCACCAGCCCTCTAAAGAATTAGCAAAGATTAAACTCATGGTCTTAGACGATGTGACCAGCGGTTAAAAGCTGAACAAGAATCCAGAAAGCCAATCCTAATGCGACTAGATTGATTCTAGAGGGAATTGGAATAGTCGCTAAAACAAAACACACGAAGCCAAATACTAGCAGTATTAGAGAAAGCATCGAAGCTCCTTTTACCTACTATTTACTTGCTCTGTACAAATTGATCCGATTAGATATCCAATCAAGAATACTTTCGGCCTTTTTTGGTTCAGAATCTACAGCATGGTCATGAACAGGTCTTGCAATCTGGTCAGCGTTTCCTTCTGCTGAGGGCTGAGAATTTTTTTCTTCAGCAGTTTCTTCATTTTCTTTCTCTTCTTCTCCAGGCATCATTGCTTCCATGCCAGCTTCACTAGCGAAAGTATCTGGTGTAGCTGCAATGGCCTCAACTGTGATATTATCAAACAGTCCATGAACTCCACTGGAGTCTTTAAGCTCCTGTCTAGCTTCTCTCTTCGTAAGGAGATCAGAATTATAAGCTGTGATGATAGCGTCTGAAGTACCTCGAGCGAGATTAGTCCGCTGCTCTTGTGAGAGAGCTCGGAAAGGCATCCAGTTGTAGTTTAAGTCATCTGGAACAAAACCCCAAGTACTCATCGCAATGATGGGAATCAAACGCTCCATCACCGGGTCGCCTTCACTAATTCTTTTCTCATTAATCAGATTGTCGTAAATCTGAAGAGAACCTTCCGCGTTGCTTCCTAATCCACTTTCCCGACCAAAGATGATTTCATAAGGAATTTCACAAGCTGCCGCTAAGTCCTTCATGAACTCATGATACACGTCCCCGACACCACCAAAGCCGTAAGACGTCTGGTGTAATTGACCATCCTTACCAAGCACCAGTAAACCTTGATTGTTTACCGTCTCACTAATATGAGTCATTCGCTGGACGAAGTTTTGATAAGCTCCATTGCTTCCAGTGAGTCCAGACATTAAGCCAGCAAGTTGAGGCTCTGTAATGGAAAGAAGCTGAGCTCTCGTCAAGAGAGAAACAATATTCCAGCTACTGTAATCTCTCTTTTGAAGCTCATCAAACACAATTTCAACTTCAGACATTCCCCAGTAAAGTTCTACTTGCTTTTCCCACTGAGGAAGTTCTCGGCCACAGAATCTTAAAATTCTACTGTGGTGAATGTTTACATTTCCTGCATCCATGATACAGTTATAATAAACAGGAAGACCGAAATTAGCAGCATCCTCGATGTTGCTATTAAGAATAGGACCAGGAATGACACCGGACCAGCGGTCTAAAGGAATAAGTCCCTGATAAGCCCCAACTTCGATGTCATCAAGTTCGAGAGGCTGCATCAGGTCATCATGACCTTTAATTACAATGATGCAGGCGGCTCCTCCGAAAAGTCGACCCCATTTTCCAGCTGACCGAAGTTTTGCAATTGTGTCAGTTTTCTTGATGATTCTGGTGAAATTCTTTACATACTCAGGAGATAGATCAGTCCTGATTGATGGGAAAGCTTTATACATGTCATTGATGATAGTATCAACTACACGACGAATGATCCAAGAACCTCTATACAGACTAAGAATGAGAGGATAATTCTCAGTGAGACGAATTAATGGATAGTTTCCCGCATTAGCTAAATTGGGAGTTCCGACCCCTACCCGAGCGGGCGCGTTACTATAAGAGTCAGTAGCGATGCCACTCGGAACTCGTAGATAGTTTCGATGATCATTCTTAGGAAGAGGCTTTCCGCCAGTTCTGGTCTTTGAGCGCGTGGAGCTGCTCTTTGACTTCGGTGGCATCTTAACTCCTCTTATTTCTTTTTATCAGAAACAGGGGCTTTAACTGTAGGATTAGCAACTAGCATATTCTTGCTATCATCCCAATGGGCACCGGGACTGTTCTGATTAATGGATTGAATCATTTGAGCTCGCTCATCCTCTAAAGGCTTAAGCTTCTCATTAAGATTATTAATCTTCTCTCGATTAAGCTCCATCATAACCATGATACCTTGATTACGAAGTGAACTTATTTGCTGCTGATCATTCTGAATCTGCTGTTTTAAAGTCGTTACCTGCGAGTCCTCTTTAACTACAGGATCAGCGGGTTTAGGGGGTTGAGCTAAGCTAACAGCAGACATGGAAACAGCTAGTAAGATCGCTAAGCGATTCACGAGAGAAAACTCCTTAGATTGAATTTATTCTACAGTCGTGCCATGAGCATGGATAATGTTACCATGACCATACTTGTTACCCCAGCCACTTTTCTCAGCTGAGCCTTTAACGCCCTTTTTCTCATTCTTTTCAGCTTGGGCTGATTGAACTTCTTTACTGTGACCTTGACCTCGATTGTCTGAGGGTTCAAAAATTCCGTTTTCACTCCGAGAATGGAGACGCTCAGTGAAGAGCTTATTGTCATTAGCATTAGCTTTATTTGGTCTAATAGCTTGAACAGTAGCCTGACGTTGAGCTTTAATCTTTGGATCATGAGCTTGAATAACTTCTCGGCGTTGACGAGCTGTATAGCCTTTAAAGTTATTATACTGTTTATTTAACTCTGGAGAAGCTTCAGTATGACCAGCGGCTGAGTTTGACTCAGCATCGAACTTATCATCATTAGCGTCTACGGGATAGACGTTTGAGTGATGGCGCTTCGGAATTCCTGAACCGTCTCCACCGTCGTTCGCGACCTTAGATCGACTGAACTCAGGAACATCCTGATGACGAGGATCAACACTATTAAAGTTTGACATTAAGGCCTCTTTGCTTCGTGCTCAGCCTTTCGAGCCATGTCCTGTTTAAACAAGTGACCACCTGTCATGCGGCGGTCTTGGTTGTGGATAGGCTTAGAGCTACTAGATTTTTCTCTCAAATAAGCATGAAGTTCAGGAGTTGGAACAGGTCCATGATCTCCTTTTGGAGGGGGAGGAAATCTACTAGAAGAGTTTTCTCCTTTGTAAGAGAAACCCTTACTTTCTCCCTCTGCGTCATGCCCAAGAGTCGGTGTCCGTGATCCAGCACTTAACTCATGAATAGAGTCGTTCGCAGGATGAACAGTTTCATAAGCTGATTCACCACCAAAAGTTTTGTTCATTTTGTTAAATCCCTCTTAGCTTCTTTAGGCTGAGTGCCTGGCGTCGGGCCACCAGGCAATGAAGGAGTAGATACAGGTTTAAGCTCTCCTCCAGCGTCGATCCCATGGGCTCTCTTCGCGTAGTGAGTAGCTAATTTAGCATATTCACCAGCAGTGCCGTTCTGATCACCCTCTTTGATTCTAGACTTCGCCATGTTACTGAAGTTAGTAGAAACTTTCTGAGCAGAAGCTTTATGAGGCTCAAAAGCATTTTCCCCTTCTTCAGCATCAGTTAAAGCTGAGAAGCCACCATTAAGAGCCATGGTCATTACTCCTAAAATTATTATAAATCAACTCGATACCAGTTGTACACTAAGCAGCTAGTTTTATAGTGGAAGAAACTATTCGCCAGTCAGGAAACAATTCCATAATAGCGTATCTTCTAGCATCTTGTGTATGGTCATTAACTTTTAATGGTTGCTCAGTTCCTTTATCAGCGGCTTTCTTATCCCATGAATAAAGACCGGTTTCTCTGCGGCACTCTTCATTGTCTATATGAGAGCGAAAAGCACCGCAAGCCATTACCTCAGAAACTCGATGTATTCCAGTTAAGACCTCATTATTAGCGTCTGTAACCCAGAGGCCTCTATTCTCTAGCTCAATTTTGAAGCTCGCTGCTGATGGGTCAATAACCACCATCGGCTGGTTAATTCCACTGATTCTAGATCGGCTAATGAACTCTTGAAGATCGTCAGCATATTGTGAATCAGTCTTCTGACGCATTTCTTTAACGGAATCCCAATAGTATTCTCGATCTTCCCAGACTCGTTCCCCGTCGTCGAAGTATTCAAGGAAGACACAAGGATTGTTAGTTCCATAATCGACGGAGATGATGTGGCGCTGAAATCCTCCCGCCCCGTATAGACCAACCGGTCTGCTTCGATCGTCGTATAGTAAAGAGTCATTCCACGAGTCCTTGTAAATAGCGCCTTCAGCTACAACCCAGAGCCCTAGAATATATCTTTGATAGTAAACACCCTTCTGAGAAGCTATAATCTGTTTCTTAGTTAGAGGATCGATGTTTGGATTATCTTCTAGAGTGAAGTGAATAACCTCTAGATCATTTCCAAAGTTCTCTTCATGAATGACCTCAGTGAACAAATAGTGCTGAGGTGTTCCGGGATTTGTCGTAGCATATAGACGCGCGCCCGGGGGAGACAAACGTAAGAAAAGCTGCATCGAGAAACTGCGTGGAAACTCAGTCCACTCATCACAAATCGCGATGCCGATCGTCATTCCAAGAATGTTCTTGTAAGAAGCCTCATCTCTAGCTCCAATGATAAACCATTGGACGCCGAAGAGATATAGTTCTCCAGAAGCTCGATTATAAGAATAGTTCTTCTTACCAACAACCGAGAAAATATCTAGTAAGATATTTTTGTAGACTGTTTGCTTAGTAGCTCCACAAATGACTCTTTTACCAGCTACTTTGTAGGTGCAGAGTTGATAAAGTATCTTAGCATCAACGGCCCACGTCTTACTACTTCGAACGCTCCCTTCGAGTAAAGTATATTTTTTATCTTCACTCGGGTGCCTCTTGATAAACTTATGAGCTTTGACACCGAAAGGTTTAAAGATTGGCATTATTCTGAAGTACTAGGCGAGTCATGATGAAAATCTTCTTCAGGATTGTAATCCGTCGAATCTCCAGGTTCCGGTTCTTCTTCTACTTTTTCAAGCTCAGCTGGAGGACCGTTCATAATAGCAGCTAAATTTGTAAGCTCTTCATTAGTTCCTGCCGCTATAATCTTTTCAGGAGTTTTACCTTCGGTGGATTCACGAAGCTCAGAAATAGCAGCAAAACTTATGTCTTTATTGTTCACAACACCAACCGCATTCTTTGCTACGTGCTCAGCTATAGCTTCAGCCCAGTTAGCATCGTCTTCTAATTTGAGCTTCTCTTTAACTTCCTCTGGGACCTTCTTACCCAAGACCTTCTTATAAGCAGCACTGAGAAGTTTGGGACGGTTCATTAAGACCTCGGAATCAACAAATACTTAGGCTGGGCTGCTCTAACCCGTTGAATTACTGGAATCCCACCTGAGTGACGTTTTTGTAAAAAGTACATTTTGCTCTTAGTGACATAGTTTCTACCATCTTTGCTAGTCACTAATTCATACTCTTCTGTCTTCAGTCCATCGATTGCGAGCTTCGTGTCTAAGTGTGTGTGATCATCGTGATTAGGTAGAATGTTATAGACTTTTAATCTACCAACTTCCTCAGTAGACAGAACACAGCAATCCATGTTAGCTCCGTGCGCTTCGATGTGGGTGCCAAGGGGCGTCCTTGGACTCATAGATAAGTACAGCACTTACGATGCTTTGACGACTATACTCAGCTAGTCTATGAGCCTTTAGTTCTGAGGCTAACTGTCTAAGCTCTCTAGAACTTGGAAAGTACTGACCAGCGAGAATGGATTCGATAACGTCATCTGGCATAGCTCCTCCTAACTTAAATAGTAGAGCCACGAGATGAAGGCAACGACGAATATACCAAGGAAAAGAAGAGCATCCTCTTTGGAGGAAAGTTTCATTAGACGCCTCCAGTTTAACTTGAACTAGGTGGCTCCAGCTATAGCTCTGGATCGCTTTCTCTAACCTTCTCTAGTTCTAGTGAGGGTCGAGCTTTAATACTCATTATATTATGATCTTATGCTTTTATAATTAGCAGACCCAGAAAGAGAATTTGCACATCTCACTTGAGTGAAAAAGTATTGTACAACTTATTTTATGTTGTTATATAATAAAATTATTGGAGAAAGGAAATTCACTTGACACCAGTGGAATACTCAGAGAAAACGTATGAAGACATAGAAGCACTGAGTTTACTAGCTTCAGAGCTTTCATCCAGACCAATTCAAACCTCTCCAGAGATTCATGCTTATTATGATGGAATCTTCAAACAAATGGAATCTATCAAGACTGAAATGAAAGATCGAACCTTAGAATTTTACAGAACTAAGGAGATTAATTAGTGAATCAGCGAGAGAAGGCGGTGCGGAAGACCCAATGCCGCTGGGACAATAAAGACATCATCTTTGTGTGGGATAAGTGGCAGCACATCACACAGCAGGATCAAAACGAATGCAGCCATCCTATTCCATTCGGTGATTATCAAGAGTCCACAAAGCCATTGACCACCCCAACCGAGAAGTCGGAGGAGAGATAGGGAAAAGCCATAAAAGTAAATTTGTAAAAATAGTTGTACAACTGTAATATAGTTGATTTACAATATAATTATTGGAGATATACCAATTCTCCAAATTATATTTAATGGTTGAGAGGATCAAATGGGTCGAACTTACACAGGATTTGTAGAAGGAAACTTAACCGGTCTTCCTTGGCAAGCTGTTGTAATGACGGAGATGGTGCTCAGTGGACCAACCCTGACTCTTAAAGAGCTTTCAAAGAAAGCTGACCGTCACATCGGAAACGGTCACGACTCTAAAGGCGCAATCTCTCAGGCTTGTGGAGTTCTGATTACCAAGGAAATGCTTCAAAGGCAAGAGCGCGGGATTTACAGGATCACTCCCAAAGGCCGAAAGGTCTGGGAAAGAGTTCTGGATAAGCAATGGGGAAAAAGGTACTCACGATGAATGAGCCTACTCAGCAATATCTTGGAGATGGTCTGTATGCTTCATTCGATGGATTTCAGGTCGAAGTCTTTTCTCATGATGGGCTTAACAAGACAAATTCAGTATTCATGGAACCTGATATCCTAGACAGCTTTATTGGGTTCATTAAAAGTATCAAACAAAAGGAGTCACTGTGAAGAAATTTTACGTCTCTCTCGTCAAAGACCTTCTTGGTTATTATCTTGAATTTGAGGCTGATGAGAAAGAAACAGTGAGGCTCTATTTAAGAGCAGAGTACTTTGGCCCAGAGTGGAAGCTTCCCTGGTGTTCCGAATACTCAGAAGAAGAGTTTGAATCACTCAAAAACAGGTACGGTGTTAAGGGCGTGATTAAGGCGACTTGTGGGCCTTTGAAGAAAGAAGACTGGCAATGAAAGATAGGCCGATCAATACGTGCTATGAGCTTATCGTAGAAATCGAGGAGCTAATCATTCGCTATCACGGGGCATGGGAGCCGTGGGTCAAGAGAATTCTAAAGTCTACTATTGATCAATTAGAACGAGTCAGGAAGGGCCCGTCCAAAATATGAGAGAAAATCGAACAGGTTTCATGCTTCTGATTAGGGCACATGATCACGTTTGGCGAAGCAAGCAGCCTTTAAAGATAAGGCTTGAGGCTTGTGCCATTATCTGGAAGATAATCTGTGAGGGCATATGAGCATGGTGCAAGATGAAGAGATTCAAAAAGAGTTAAAGGCTTGCCGAGAGGCCTGGGCTGCTCACCCTGAAGCAACGATGGGTTGGTGTATTCATCATGAAATAGAGATCGAGGCTCTTGAAGAGCCGATTAAAAATAGAATTAGCTTCATTTCAACTAATAAAGCACCGCGTGAGCAAGCTCTCCGATTTCGTAACATGAGGCCAGTAATTTCAGCTTTACCACCTACAATAAATAAGGCCCGGGCGGAGTGGGACAAGGCCCGGGCGGAGTTGGACAAGGCCCGGGTTGAGTGGGACAAGGCCCGGGCGGAGTTGGACAAGGCCCGGGTTGAGTGGGACAAGGCCCGGGCGGAGTGGGGCCCTGAAGAAAGAGCTAAAGCTCATTTAGCTGATGTCCCTAATCACACATGGAATGGACGAAGCATCTTTTAGGAGAAAATAAGAAATGTCAAAGCTAACGAACATGCTAGTAGAAGAGATGAAGTCCTCTAGTAAATACAAAGAAGAGAATTTTGGTCAACCAGTCGGTAGTGGTTGGTTTGAGCTCATTAAGGAGGTGATGGCTGAGAGCAAAGTAACCAATCTTCTCGCCGCTTCTTACATGATTTCTATAATTACTAGTCCTGAAGCATCTGAGCTAGAGGAGTGGAAAAATCTTGAGCCAAAAAAATTCGTCGAGAAACTAATCAAAAGACCCGGAGTCTTTGAGCACCCATTGATGTTTCTTTACTGGGGCATTCAGATTGGCAAGAAACTCGCAGAAATAGAGTCACTAGAAAGGATGGCGGAACATGGCGAAGATATCTCCAAAGAAAATCACTGAAACAAAACTCCCGGAGCTTCAGATCAATAAGTTTAATGGTCTAGCTCGGATCATTACTCCGGGAGGAGTGATTGGTCACTGGACAAATTATGAGCATCCGATAATAGCCACTGAGAGTAATGGCACTCAGTACATGGCTTTAAGTGAGTATTATGAGGGAGAGCTCAAGGCTCACGTGATTCATGTCCTGGTCCCCGTGGCTGGGAAGCATACGTACAAAGATTTTGGGAGTTTGAAGAAAGTGAAAATTTAAAGGAGAATGAGTATGAGTGGCAGTTTAGTAGTGAGCGCAGTGCAGGAACCTGTGCTTTCAGTGTTTCTGAAGGCAATGGCTGAGAAGTATAACAATGACTCAAGGTCCACGAGCCTGGCGCTTTCATGGATCGCTGAGAAAGCTCAGTGGTACGCGTCAGTCAATAGATTTCCAAGCAGTGGACACCAACAAATTTGTTCTTCTTACGGGGACACGCTGGATCAGGCGGTCCGAAACGTGATGCGCATTTGGAAGATCGAAGCGGGGTTGGTTCCTGATGAAAATCTAAAGAAGTTCACGGAGACAGAACTGTGACCAGTGGAGAAAGAATTGATAGAGTAACTGAACTTCTGTCAAAAGAAGGTTCAGAGGAGAAGCTTTTCTATCTCAGCTTTGCAGAGCCTGATAAGTGGCTCGGGGCTATTGTAGTGAAAGGCTTTGGGTTCACATCAGCTTGGCTTAAGACGCATGAGTTGAAGATAAATCCCGGTGGTCAAGTCATGGGAAGAGAAATCCCTAGTGACAAGTGGCCAGCTGAGTGCTGGTGGAACCGATTATTGACCAAAGAAAATGTTGAGGAGATGGCGGGTCCACTGAAAGCTATTAGAGTTTTGGGGCAGCATGACTGAATTGAGGAGATGATGACGATGATTCCAATGCCGGAAGCGAAGCGTGTACCGATACTGTTCCTTGACTTGGATGGAACGGTGCGCAAGGGGTTCGACGAACTTGGTCGATTCGTAAACAACGCGGATGATGTTGAGCTTTTTCCGCGCATGGCCGAACGGCTGCTGAGTTACAAGCAGGCTGGATTTAGAATTGTGGGAGTTACGAATCAGGGCGGCATTGCTACTGGAGATTGTACGTTTGATGGAGCTGTCAGTGCAGTCAGGCGTACACAGGAACTATCAGGCAACGCTTTCGACCGGATTGTGATGTGCCAACACCATCCGGCGGCTAAAGACCCAGAGATGGCGAACTGTTTTTGTCGTAAGCCAAAGATAGGGATGCTTGTCATGGCGCAAATCTGGCTGAATGAAATTCACCCAGACGAGATTTATCCACCGCACCTCGCCCTCATGATTGGTGACAGGTCAGAGGATGCGAAGTGTGCGGAGTCTGCGGGTGTGACATTTATGTACGCGGCGGATTGGCGGGCGATGCCAATAACAATTTCTGTCTAGTAAGACAACACACAGAGCATTGTGGATAGAACCTTTTATTCGAGGAACGTAGTTTGTGGGTGAAAGGATTAAATGATGTTTTCCGTTTTGAGAATGTGTAACGACGATGAGGAAGAGAGGTTGCTTCTCCACGTTGCCGGATTCGACACCAAGGATGAAGCGATAAGCCATGCTCGTCACTACAAGATTCAGAATGAGTACCCAAACCATCGTTGGTTTGTGATTCCAATGGAGGAGATAGTTGTATGAAAGTTTCTGAGTTGATAGGAATGCTAGCTACGTGTCCTTTAGATAATGAGGTAGAGATTGAACTTTATCAAGACACAGATGGAGCTCCCATGGAGAGTGGTGAGTTTTACGTCGGAGCACCTAGAAGTGTTAGAGTTTCTCATGACATGGTTATAATTTCTCAAGTTCTAAAATAGGGGCCCAAAACTGGAAGGAGTTAGAGAATGAAAGTTTTAAAATTATTAGTTCTTTTTTCTTTATTTTCAGGTTGCTCTTCGAAGAAACCACCACCACAGCACTTAGTAATAGGTACGGTTTTTAAGGTCTGGAGTACACATGACAGTTATTATGACTATGATAATATAGTTCATGTCACGTGGTTATTCAAGAATGGTAGTTATTGGCAACAGACGCTATGTGGGTTACAGGATTATTTGGTCTCTGGTGAAGTTTATGAGATTAAATATCATTCTGAAGAGACATCAGAAAATAGTTTTATTTGTGATGTCGTAGATTCATCAGTTCACTGGGATTAGATTTTAGGCCCAAAACTGGGACAGTTGGCTGGGATAGCCCGGGCCCTGGGCGTTGGTTGGTCGGAGGCCCATTTCTTTGTTTACAACGTGAATGGGATGGTATATAGTATTTATAGATTGATGGTAATTATTCATCTAATCTAGAGAGGAAACAAAAATGAAAACCGAAAACACCAACGCAGCGGTAGCCCCCGTCGAGGTGGTCGAGAAGAAGACCCCCGTCAACGAGCGCAAGTATGAGCTTGCGAAACCCAACGCTCCCCAGGCCTTCAAGGGCAAGCAACGGCAGATCGTGTTCGATCTCCTTCTCGCCAGCAAGGCACCCCGCACGATCGCTGAGATCGCCAAGGATGCCGCGGCCAAGGGACTCACGGCCGTGGGTGGGATCGAACCGTCGGTTCGCTACCACCTCCACCACATGACGCTCGATGGGGTTACCAAAGTCACGAACCCCATCATCACCGTCCAGTAGCACGATGGCCGGGAGCGAGAGCTCTCGGCCTAGTCGTGTTGGTTAGGCGGCATCAGGAAACAAACCTAGCAGGTAACACGGAATCATCTTAGGATGAGCAACAATGGGTATCCCCCAACGTAGGTCCGTTCCACTGCACTAGGCTAATCCATAACGAATTGAAAGATTCGCCAGATGCCGCCTAACCAACACGATTACGTCGTGTTTATGAAGTCAACCGGATCAGAGGATAGTTATGGACCAGAAGAAGCTTACAGTAGGAGATTCGAACAAAACTGTGATGCAAGAGAAAAAGTACACGCCCATAACGGATGATGGTGCTCCGTTCCTATGCAACGTCTGTGGACAACGTGACCGCCAACCATTCGTAAAAGACCCAGACAAATTTGGTGTCCTTCACGCGGCGTGCATCACCACACAGAAGGAGTCCTAGCATGTTTATCCTCGTCAACTGGTATGAAGTTGGAATCGTCTGCTTCATGCTGCTGGCTTTGAAGTTATGGTCACACAAGCCTCGAAAGCGAAGGTGAGTTATGGCACTTGACACGAGCCGACTAGACCCAGAAGTTATGGACAATCTAGTCGAGAACTACGGAGTCGGGGACATTGAGCAGATGACGCCTGAGCAGGCGTTCGATGCTTGGTGCGACTATGAAGGTCTCGTAAACTATGGGCCTCAGCTTCGACTGATTCTCCTCAAACTGAAGATGGCAGAGGTACCGAAAGATGAGTCTAGTACTGCGTACTAACGGAGGCATCAAATGAAACCAACAGTCGAAGGACCAGTTGATAGTAACGCGTTTTCAGTTATGGGAGCCGTGACACGGGCTCTGAAGCGGGCCGGCCAGGGAGGTCTAGTCGACGAGTATAGATCTAAGGCAATGGCTGGGGACTACTATAACTTGCTCCGTGTATCAGAGGAGTATGTGGACTTTGAGTTATAATGTGATTTACTTCTCTGATCGAGTTGTATTATAATAATTTTAGAGAGAAAAATTTGAAACAATCTTCTCTCGGAGCGGTAGCTCAGAATCTGGGCTACCTTGAGGTGTATAACTGCTAGTACAGAAAAGGATTGAGTTATGGGGAACATCTGTAGTCTATCAACTGACGATCTCCGGGTCAAGGCTCGTGAGTATCATCATCAAGCTGACCGCTTTAAGCCAGCCGGGCCTCGAGAGGCTCGGTTCGAAGAGCGCAACAAATTATACCGTGAGACTAACTTGAAGATGGCTTCAGTGTTCGAAGAACTCATCTATAGACGAGAGAAAGACTCGCCTACGCGCGCGTGATATAAGCTATGACAAAAGAAGAGCGAAGGGCGGCTAGTTTGCCTCGTAACCTGTGCCCTGGGCTTGATTTAAGTTGCTAACTCTTGATATAAGCCACACACTAAGGAGTAGTTATGGCGCTTTCAATGAAGGATCGGTGGTTTATTGGTCGCATGGTCTATGTTTTGTGCTCCGTGCTCATTAAGCTTCACGCTGGTTTGATGCTTACTCACTTTGAAGTTCATGAAGAGATCAACAAGGAAGTGAAGGATTTGTTCTATGATAAGCAGTAGCACGCAAGCTGAGTGGCCAGTGTTGAGTTATGGGTGGAAGTACACTGACCAGGTGGCTAATTCAATAGCTTTTGCTTGTAAAGAGTGTGGAAAGACATTTTCTTTGCTGCATACTTGTGAGCTTAAGGACGCGGCACACGAGCACCGGGACCTTGAAGGTCACAATATCTTGTTCATTATCTCAACTCATAATTAGAAAGTGTGATGGCGGTGATGGCACGCGCGTCGCGCTTCGACCATTTACCCCAGTAACCGATGAGTTTTAAGACCTTTTGAAGTCAACCGTATGGTTCGCTGCGGCATTTAAGTAGACGAGTTTCCGCACTTCTCGAAAAGTTTATGCAATTTCATGATAAAAAGTGTAACACCACGGGTCACGTACTAAAATACTTCTCTCAATAAAGCCATCGCATTTATGATAGAAATGTAACACCAGTGAATTTTTCAGTGTAACATCTATGATCAATAACAATAACCTTTCATTACGCTTAGGATTAGGCGTGCATAGGTGTAACATATATATATATAAAACGGGGTCTTAATTTTCATATGAAATGGGCAAACCAAACTGCAACCCAATGAAGAGAGTATAAAACAATGACTTTGTAACACCACGGTCATCATAGATGTTACAAAACATGAGTCATAAAGTATTTACTTTCAATAATTTAGAATGTAACACCTGTAACACCTACCCATTTCATTTCATTTGAAAGTTAACTCACCCGCCGTATATATATATGTTACATCTATGCACACCCTTTATAAAAATAGTTGTACATCTTTATCACAGTTATTTTATAATAAATTATGAAGCCCGGGGCATTGATATCGTGGTATTATCCTCCTTTTAAGCGTCATGTTCGACGATCCTGGCCTTCAGCCTTTTATTCCGATAATCGAATAGCTGCTGACATTCAGTCTACTGAACGCTTAGTTTATAATCGAGTCAATAAAGCTGCTGTCAACTTAGATTTAATAGTCCGAATCGCTGATTACTCAAAGACGGAGCACGGGTGGACGTGGAGAACATTGAAATCTCGTGCCACGACTTTCAAGCAAGCTAAAAAATTAGCTGAAGACTTCTTAGCTAATAACACTAAGTATGGAGTAAATAAATGATCCTCGGATTCAAGTTATCAAAGCAAGCCGAAGCACAGATACTGGCTTCTGCAAAACAAAAGAAGCAGTCTAAACAAGAGTACCTGAGAACATTGATTGAGGCTCTACACGAGTCAGATTCTTGTTATCTGATTTTGAAGCCAATGCCTCACATCGCTAAGATGCAAGCGATCGGCATAGCTATTGATAGTATTCTCAACAAGCATGATGTTGTACCTTGTGAGGACAATTCAAAAGAGTTCATGCTCGTTCCTAAGACGATGAGTGACGGGAAGCCTCTCATTGAATTGACGGATAGGGAGACGGTGGCTGGGCAACCACCTGAGCAGCGCACCGAAAGAATCAGTTTGGTTAAGGAGTAGAGCATGCGAGCCCGGATCAAGAGATTAGAAGAAATGGAGCTTTGTTGTGACAAGGTACGAGAAATAGCAGTTAAAACTCAATGCTTAGAGGTAGAGTTAACAGGTGTCGCCGAATTAAGGCATTGGACTTGTCCATTTTGTAATTCAAGCACAAATTCAATGAGTTACGGAGTTTTAAACCAGCCATTTAACTGGGCTCGAGTAATAGATATCGACATCGATGAGGGAGCCGGAGCATGCTAGCTAAATTAAAGACTGAAATTCTCGCTAATCATGTATCTTGCTGTGAAGCTGAGAAAAACCTATTCGAAAAAGCTGTCTCAGAATATGGAGGTCTAGTGTTAGAGCTTGTTGGCTCTCCATACGACTTAGAGTGGATTTGTTTTAAGTGCGGAGCTTCAGGGTTTGAGAAAGTTTATTCTGTGAAGAATGGCCCCGTAAACGTTGTTGAGGTATCAGCTATTGACATCGACGAGGGAACCGTAGCATGACGATTTATGAAATGATTCAAGAAGAACGGCAGCGACAGATTCAACAAGAAGGTTTTACTCCTGAGCGCGATGATCAATACTACAATAAAGAACAGAATACGGAAGGCGACTTAGCTCTAGCGGCGATTGCCTACGCTTCTCCCATCGACATCGATTTAGAATCTGAACCTTCACTAATCATCTGCTCAACGAATGGAGATGATTCTGTCTATCCATGGGGTAATAACCCGCAACTTCTACATCGATCTGGGCGAGCTGAGTTATCCAACCAAGTTCGTATTCAACAAATAGTCAGAGCGTGTGCTCTCTTAATCGCGGAAGCGGAGCGACTGCACAGGAAAGAAATGAGGAAGCATGGAGATACCTATTGAGGACATGTCTCACCTATTAGCCGGCTTTGAATTGCCGACTAAGCTAGGGGACCCGGATTACGAAGAACCAATCAAGACTCGTCTGTACCGCAAAGTCAAAGTCTTGCTGATGTTCATTGTACAAGACGAAGATGAGCACAAGTTCATTTCAGTGCGCGTCCCGAAAGGTCTCCCAACGTACAGACTTCGACAGCTCAACCGGCACGTTGAGGAGGGGCTCCGGGCTATCTATCCTAAGGCCTATCGCCTCAACTTTTATCTTGTGTCTCAAGCTTTTCCAGAGAAGTTTGAAGTTCAAATCGACCCACCAACCTTTCAGGTGGTTTATGTCTGACCAAGCGATAGAGGAGTTCAGAGTAAAGCTGCGACGAGCCTTTCAGGCTACTTTAGAAGGCACTGTTGAGAAAATTCCATACACTGAACGTGGATTTGCGCGCCTCCTAGTGTTAGCTGAGCCACTTCTTCCAATAGAGTGGAGAAGACACTTTAGGATTGTTTGGGTGGAACCAACTCCTGAACACAGACGAGCTGGAAAGTTACCTGAACCAGAAATCATCGAAATAAAAGATGATCAAAGTCTCATATAAAAATAGTTGTACTACTGGTCATTTTGTTGTATACAACTATATTTACGAGGTTATATAATAATAATAGAGAGAATTTGAAAGGGATATTCACATGATGAAACAAGTGCTGCATCTCAAGAAAGGCGATAAGTTTCGCCTCGACAACGTTGTTTACAAGGCAAACCGGGTTGATCATTACACTGACCAAATGATCAAAGGAACTTTTAATCCTTTGCTCGGGAATGCGATCGTTGAGACGATGACTGGCACTCAACTAACGATGCCAATCAGTGCAATGATTGAGACTCTTTAAGCGCGGGGATGTATCCTGCGTGCTGTGCTCTAACGTTTAAAATATGGTGAAAGGCCGACGAAATTAATTGTCCAAGCTGATAGTATCGTAACCATAGCGAATAGAGCACAGCACGGAGGGTATATGCCGATGAAGAAGATTAAGACGCCAGACGGCGAAGACATTAGTACGAGTTTTGTCGCTAAAATCCGGAGACGGATCAAGCGGCAAATAGCGGAGCCTGAGCAGAAAGTTCATCGAGTTACTGTCGATGGAAATATGTTCAAGTACCGCATCAAAGCGGGCCAAACTCTCCAGTTCAAGTGGACTGGAAAGCGGCTCTTACATCAACCCTAAACCAAATAAAGGAAAACTCCAATGCGACATCCAACGTCAGCTGGATAAAGAAAAAAAACTTAATCTAATTAATTATAGAATAAAGAGATTGATGTTAGGGAACTCCGCCCTAAGAGAAAAGGTTATTTATGTGGTTGAGCAAGCATCTCGAAGAATTTGTTAAACCACATCTAGGATACATTCCTAAGAGGTATTCCCATGTGAAACATTTCACGCCGCGCGAGATGGTCTACATTAAGAGCATCTGGCGAAAGGCTCGTCGTGAAGCAAAAGAAACTAACCGAACTCTTCTACTTCTGGGACGGGATGTTTGGGTATTCGAGGTTCTCGCAAGACGTGAGAATTTCCCAACCATCTTCGTCCCAGAGTGTAGTCGAGTGACTAAATATCATTTCGCTGAAAGATTTAGTGGTCGAAATGATCTTTTGTTGTTCGACACAGGGTTTGAGGGTAGCATTCCACGTGCTTTAAATCTTGATCATATTCTAGTTTCAGCTAATAATCGAAGCAAGCAAATTTTTCCATGTCAGAACGATGCTCGAGCATTAGCTTTTAAGATCGAATACTCTCCAAAGTACTGGGAGTCAGGTCGGCTTGTAGACGGTGAGGTCATGATGAACTATAGTTCAGAGCCTGACTTCATGAGAGCTCTTGACTTGACCTATGAAATTTACACAGATTCCACACCTCGACAAGACTTTAGCTTCAAACCAACACTAAATTTATCGAAAGAAGATCAGTATGCCTACTTTATTTAAAGCCGACGGCACGTCGCAAGAGATTTTTCCTAAAAAAGACAAGTTTGAGCTCGAAGAGCTTCAAACCTTAGTGGGCGGCTACATTGAACTGTGCCCAACCATCAATGATCAGGAGACTCTCGTTGTTGACGAAGAGGGAGCGTTAAAGAGCAAACCCTTTAACAAGAAAGCTACTGCTCTCTATAAGCACAAATCTTTCAACTTTATCGTTGGAGATGCTGTTTTAGTTAAAACCTCAGACCTCCTATGACACAACCTAGTGGTATGAGAGTCGCGTTTTGTAACCATTGTGGTGTAGAAGGCCTTTGCCTCGCTACTCTGATAAACTGGTGGTGTGTTCGGTGCAACCGAGAGTTCACGTATGGGCTCAAGAGATGGAAAGGAATAACCTGGTGAACAAATACACGATCTTTAGACGTAAAGGGCCAGCGCCGCCAGGCAAATGTTCCGAATGTAATGAACCAATGGACATTTCTCTCATTAAAAATCATCTAATTAAGAAACATGGTTATAAACAAGTCGGAGGTCAGGTCTTTAAACCTCTATTTTGTGTTCAATGTGGAGCACCTGCTCTTTATAAAGTGGGGCGTGATGGCTACTGTAAAGCCCACAGAGATTTAGCCACGAAGCGAAGAGAAATTCACGCTAGAGAAGTGATTGAACCAAAAAGAACAGAAAAAGAAGAGATATCAAGAAGATTCGATCAAAGTGAGCAGAAACATCGAGAAGCTTCAAGAGTCAAGAAATTCGGAGGTTAAGTAATGGTTACTGAAGTAATAATTTGTGATATTTGTAAAGGCACCACTACTAAGACTAATGCTAAAGACTCATGGCTTCTATATGATCTTTCTCAAGCCACTGACCTTTTGAAGAAATCAATCGAGATAGTAGAGTGGAATGAAAACTACATTGAATACTCGGGGCATGCTTGTTGTATTAGTTGTGTTCAGGGTGTGATTGGTCGAGAGCTTAGCAAGTGGAATGGAAAGACAGCAGACAATTATGAAAGATCGGCGTGATTTCTACGTATATGACGAGTTTGGAGATGTCTGGAATGTTGAGCCTCTTAATACACATCATGATGCTTGTGATTTTAGGTACTATATCTCTAAACGTATTAATAGTCCTCGCACTCTTCTTATACGCTCGGTCGCTCGAGAACCGAGAGAGATAGTAGTTATGGGTAAGACTAGAGGCGAGAGGATCAGGGAACACTATGCTGAAGAATCTGATTTCTAAATGACTTTCTTTGAAAGAGTATTTTCGTCGCTGGAATGAGGTTATTTAATGCCCCTCACTGTCGAGGAAAAAGAAGCATTAACTAAGTGTGCCACGACTTATCGCAACCAGCAAGAACTTTTAGGGAAAGCTCATAAAGTTCTTTCTAATCTAGGTCAAATTGGATTGGCCTCAAGACTAGCAATTGAGATAGTTAGACTAGAGGATATTGCAGCTGCTGTAAACGCGGCAATTATCTTGGAAAAATAGTTGTATACAACTTGATTTACGTTGATATATAATAAAAATATGGAAATGGTCAACAAAATCGATGAAGTTATGGCTGACAAGAAGGTCTCGATTGAAGATTTAATCGATAGAACCTCACTTCCGCGCATGACAATCTATAATGCTAGAAAGGGTCGCAACATTACTATTACCACAGCATTAAAGATTGCTGAGGCACTAGGAACCTCAGTCGAAGATCTTTGGATCAAGGCAGAATTCGCGGAGAAAGACGAGGAAGAAGAGGCTGAAAACCTTTCTGCCGCTTGAGAGTTTAAAAAAAAGAGTCTGAATGGCGGAATCGGCAGACGCAACGGACTTAAAATCCGTTTTCTTCGGAAGTGAGGGTTCAAGTCCCTCTTCAGACACCGCAATTGGGATGGAGCTGATTAGGACGGTCACAATTAAGCCAAGGGTTTTTCTTTTGTCCCTCTCATCATCCCAGACCGAAAAGATTTGGAGAAGTGTAAGTGATCGACGTCGAGAAGTTAGACTGGTCGCGCTGTACGTACCCTCCCTTCGATCATCAAATCGAAGGCGTTCATAAACTCATTAAAAATAAAGCATTCGGTTTATTAGATGAGATGGGTGCTGGGAAAACAAAGCAAATTATTGATGCCGCATGTTTCTTGTACGAAACTGGAGAAATAGACACAGTTGTAATCATGTGTCCTGCTGCTGTTAAAACAGTCTGGATTCATCCTCAATACTCTCAGATTATAGAGCACTCCTTTGTCAAAGGAGTTATTTTAGAGTTTACTGGCTCCTCTAAAGCTCTTCCGTCTAAAGATCGTGGACTAACATGGGTAATAACTTCAGTAGAGTTACTTAGAAATTTAGATCCAAAAACCAGTCACACTCTCAGACTAAAGAGTTTACTTAAAGGTCGCCGAGTATGGGGAGTAGTGGATGAATCTTCAGTCATTTCTAACCCAAAAGCTTCCCAAACTCGTGCGGTACTTAAACTCTCTCCCAGTTACATCCGTCGCACTATTCTTAACGGCACTCCTGTTGGTAACTCTCCTCTTACTCTATATAGCCAATTTGACTTTCTAAACCCAGCAATTTTAGGCTTCAAGAATTTCTTTGCTTTTAGAAATCGCCATGCTAGAATGGGTGGTTTCATGAATAAACAAATAGTTGGATTTGAGAGACTAGAGGAGATTCAAGCTAAAGTAAAGCCGTATGTCTTAAGAAGGCTCAAAAAAGATTGTTTAGACATCGAGCCTAAGATGTACATGCCTTTGAGAGAAGTTAAGCTTTCACCGGACACTTGGAAAATTTACTGTCAAATGCGTTCTGAGTTTGTAGCTTACTTAGGAGGTCAAGAAGGGGCCTCTATTGTTCAAGCGGCTCCTGTTAAGAGTCTTAGGTTAGCTCAAATTTGTTCAGGATTCTTGGGAGGTTTCGTAGATGACTTCGATGATACCACCAAAACCTTCGAGATTGGTTGTGAGCTTACAACAGACTTCTTAGATAATTTAGAGCATCGAATCTCAATTGATCCAAACTATAGACTTATAGTTTGGTGTAGATTCAGACCTGAGATCAATAGACTCTATAAATTGACTCAAGATAAATTTCCTAAAATGATGATTAAAGTTCTTCAGGGAGGCCTCAGTAAAGGAGATTCTCTAGAAGCTAAGAGCTTATTTCATCCTGATGCTCCTGATCCAGATGGCCCAGCTTTACTCATTGCTCAACCTCAAGCTGGGAGATTCGGTTCAAACTTTACAAAGTGCTCAAATGTTGATTATCTCTCAAATGACTACTCCTGGATCACACGATCTCAATCAGAGGATCGAATTCATCGACCAGGTCAGAGGTTTCAAGCTTTGTTTCAAGATTACGTAGTGGTGGGGCCAAATAGAGAGCGAACAATCAGTGGATTGATTTTGAAAGCTCTTCGAAAGCACGAAGAAGTAGCTAATTGGACCTGTAAGCAATGGGAAGCAGAAATCATGCAGGAGGATAATGATGTTCCTTTCTAACGAAAAATTAGACGAGTTAATAACTTTCTGTGAAAATAAGATTTCTAAATATGAGAGCATAGGATTGGCTCTTGAAGAACTTAAAAATGTAAGGGATCGAGATAGACATATTCCTGTGGGTCGTGAAGTATTAGTAATAAACGGAAAAGCTAAAATTAATTCCGTCACTTGCTCTTGTGGACACGTCACAAGATACAAGAAGCCACTCAACACCATTGAAGATTTTAAGTGCCCGAAAGCAGGTAAGTGATGGGGCGCTACTCAAAGTTTAAGGATGATCTTACTAAATTTTCTGAAGAATCGACTTACCAAGATAAAGTTAATTCTAAAAAGAATGAACTTCTTTCCTTATTGACTAAGGAAAAACTGAACCACTCTCCGAGTAATTTAGGAAATCTCATCATCGCAGCAAAGCTAGAAAAGAAGAAACTTCAAGCTTTAGAAAAAGAGCAGAACCTTGTGATTGAGGCTATTAATCAGATTTTAGTTGAAAGATTAGAGTCTGAGGATTTAGCTAAGGTATCTCTAAGTAATGGAGTAACCTTATCTATTAAGGATGATGTCTACTGCACTGTGAGAGATAAACCAGCTTTCTATGAGTGGATCAAGAGCACGGGGCAAGAAGACCTGTTTACGGTTAATTTTCAGACAATGTCATCAATGACTAAATCTATGCTGGTGGAAGGCAAGGAAATTCCTCCAGGAATCAAAACGTACTTCAAACAAAGTATACACGTTAGAGAATTGAAAGGATTGGAAGACGATGGCGACTAAGAAAGATGAACTTACAACAATCAGCAAGGGAGAAATTGAACAAGTACCTGAATTTCTTCAAAGTGAAAAGGGCAGTCAATTAGGACTTGAACAGGTTGAGCAAGGAGATTTACTTCTCCCTCGGCTAGGGATTTGCCAAGCTCTTTCACCGCAACGCCGAAAGACTGATTCTTCTTATATTGAAGGATTGGTTGAAGGTCAGCTCTTTAACACTGTGACTAATGAGATTTATGGTGAAGAGCTTGAAGTTTATATGCTGTTCTTCTTCCGCAATCGAATGAAATTCTTTCCAATTGATGAGGGTGGTGGAATTGACTGCTTGTCAGCAAATGGAATTGACGGTGGAAGAATTAGCCCAGACGGTTGCTCGATTTGCAAGTTTAGTCACTGGGGTAATGGGGTCACTAAGGGAGAAGGCTCCAATGACGCTCCTCTTTGCACCATGTACGCTAACTTTTTAGCTATGACGGTTAGTGACCTTCATCCCTTGGCCATTAGCTACAAGTCTACTGGCTTAAAAATCTCAAAGAAATTCTTAGCAGAGGTTAGACTGTCAAACATGCCAATGTTTGCTAAGAAGTATAAGATTTGCTCCACCACCATGCGGGATGGAAGCAATGAATGGTTTGAGAAGAAAATTATCACGATGGGTTTCGTAAAGGAATCGGAGATTTACAACAGGCTGAAAGAGCAATTTGAATCCATGAAAGACATGGCGGTCACGATTAAAGGAGATGACACCTCCTTTGAAGGAGAAGGGGAGCAACAAGGCCGAACTGAACTCTAACTTCAAGGAGGGTAGGCTGCAAAGTCTACCCTCTAACCTCTTAGTTCGATCACAAGTTAGAGGGGCAGTGTTCTGTGGTTAGTGAGTTCAAAGATTTATTTCGAGGAAGTACTGTAGGTCACGGTACGTTCGATAAGTCGACTGGTAATATGGCGACAATACTTGAGCCAGCGACTGAAGTTGACTTCAAAAATCATTTAGATGGCTCTAAGGGTCTCGGAATAATTCCAGTCAACGAGAAGGGTTTATGTTACTTCGGTGCTATTGACATAGACATAGATACGATAGACCATAGGAGCCTTTATGAAAGTGTTAGTAAGAGGAACTTACCACTCTCTGTATGCAGAAGCAAAAGCGGTGGAGCTCATCTCTATGCCTTTTTTCAAGAGCCTACACCTGCTACAACTGTACAATCCATCTTACGTAAGTGGGCTGGGCTTCTTGGGTTTCCTTCAAAGACTGAGATATTTCCTAAGCAGACACGTTCCTCCGCTTACAGTCCTGGTAACTGGATTAATCTTCCCTATTTCTCCTCAGATAATACAGTCCGATATGGTGTGGACTCTACAGGGTCACTTTCTCTACGTGGTTTCTTGGGGTCGATTAAGCTTTATACAGGGGAAGAAAAGATAAATGAGGGCATCACCTCTGAACTAATTCAAATAGATTTAATGCCACCGTGCTTAAAGGAGCTAACACGTGAAGGCCTTCCTGCGGGCACCAGAAACATCGGCCTATTTAACTTCGCAGTATTTTATCGAAAATCCTCTCCTAATGGGTGGCAAGACAAAGTTCGTCATCACAATCAAAACTATCTTTCGCCTCCTTTATCTTCTCGTGAAGTTGATGCTCTTCTGCGATCTGTCAATGATCGTGTCTATCAATATCAGTGTGAAACAAGCCCGTTATGTGACTATTGTGATCGAAAAACGTGTCTCACAACACCATACGGAGTTGGTCACAAGCCGTGGAAAGATGATAACAATTTTGATGAGATTTTGGTCACGAATCTGCGAAAAATTCTCACAGACCCGCCATCGTATATTGTTGAGATTAATGGGAAAGATCTCTGGTTAGCCACTGACGAATTTAGAAGCTTTGAGAAGCTACGAAAGAAAGTATTTGAAACTCATGATGCTATTATTCGGCCAATTAAGCAACCTCAGTGGGAACAAAAGATTAAGGAATTATTCTCTAAGAAAACTGATATCGAAGCTCCAGAGGATGCCTCTCAATACGGAGCTACTCTTTCATTAATTGATGATTTTCTATCTTTAAGTGATCGATCAAAAAGTGAAGAAGATATTCTTAGAGGAACGCCAATTAAGAAGGGAGCTGATATTCTGTTTCAGGTCGCTCCTCTGCAACAGTATCTTCTTTCTAAGAAGCTTAAGATTGATAATAAGGATTTGTTCGCAATTATTCATCGCCGAGGATGCTCTCATCAAACTTTTAGAATAAAAGGTAAAGTTATTAGAGCTTGGACCATTCCGACAGACCTTATTAATAAACAATCAGAAAATTACACAGAAACTAAGTTTGAACGCCCGGAGCCAGAAATATGATATCACATATAATCGTTAAAAACTGTGATCTGAGCGTATCATTGTGGGAACCTGAAGATATCAAGGGTTGTGTGCGCCATATTTGGTGTATATTATCATATTAAAAGTGTTGCACACTAATCCCAAAAGGAACGAAAACGATGTCTTCAAATTTTAAAAGAGCTTTTGGGAATGGTGGATTATCAAAAGACCTTATAGATAGAACTCATGATGAGATCGATGAGTTGAGAAGAGATAAAGGTTTAGGGCCGTGGAAATGGAGTAAAGAGGAGGATAAAAAGATGTTTCAGCCTGGTCACAAAACAGTTTTTAAAGAAAGAAAATGTGATTGCTCCTTAGATTGTATGGAAATGTTTATTCCATCTGGAGCTAGATCTAAGTATGCAAATGGTCACAAACCTGTTTTTCAACCCCAGGTTGCTAAAATTTCTCATTCCTCAAATAGTACAGAGAAGATAGCCTCTAAAAAAGAACCATCATTAGACTATAAATTAGCTTTATCGACTATGCAACGAGAACTGAGTAGTTTAGATAATCAGATTGAAGAATGCGATAATGAAATGGAAGGTTTTAGATCTGGTATAGCTTCCATGCAAATGCTCAAGAATGAAAAAGTCGAGAGACACGGAAAAGTAATAGAAGCTATTGAAATGATGAAGAGACTGATAGGAGAAACCAATGAGGTTGCTAGGGCTAGACTTTGAAACAACAGGATTGAGTCCAGAAGAAGACTACGTCATTGAAGTTGGAGCAGTAGTCTGGGACACGGAGCGTCACGTACCGATCATCGCTGACGGTTTCTTTGTCAAACATGAAGGGATAGACGTTTCAGAGGAAGTATCTAAACTCAATGGAGTATACAATGAGTATACTCAAGAGTTTGGTCTATCTTCTCTGGAAGCTTTTCAGCGGCTTCACAAATTAATGAATTGCTGTGGAGCTGTAGTAGCTCATAACGGCGAAGCTTTCGATCGACAGTTCTTTAAACAGTGGGGACTCAAATCAACTGGAAACGACTACAGTCTAGATTTAATTTGGATCCT